CGCGGCTGAACGCCCGAGACATTGCTCAGAAGCGTCCGCAAATAGCTCGTCATGCCCTGCGAGGCCGCGAGGTTCGCGGTGAGCACCTGGGCGCGATAGTCCTCTTCGCTCTGCTCCCCGACGCCCGGCAGGCCGTCCGCGGGGTTTGTCACGCTGAGCGTGATGCTGCCCGGCACTGAGGTGACGATGGACGTCACGGTCCCGGCCGGAACAGCCCATGTGCCAGCCGCCGTCGCGAGGCAGAACAGCGGCAGCGATGAACCTGTCGAATTGACGATCCCGCCATCCTGGACCGCGTATTGATGCGCGCCGTCCGAGACGACAAAGCCCTTGCCGATCACGAAGCCGACCGTGCCGGTGAAAACCACGTAGACGCTGGTATTCGATCCGAGACCTTGTGGCACGCCCAGCATGTTGCCGAGGCTGATGAGAAGCTGAGGATTTGCCGTGTAGGGATCGAGCGAATTGATGAGGTCGATGCGCGCCTGGTCGCAGATCACCAGAGCGCCGACGTCCGTGCCCGCCACATCGTCAATCAGCGAGCCGGGGAGATTGGCCGTGTAGCCCGGGACAGCAGCAGCAACGAGAGCAATCAGCCGCTGGTAAAGCGTCGCCGGCGGCGTGGGTTGCGGCCCCGCAGCGGTGATGACGAGAGGGGGAAGATTGCTCATTGCGGGATCTGCCCCATGTCGGGCTGCACGCCCTGATGGGTCGTGATGCTCACATTGTATTGCGGCGTCGGATCATTGGGAAGTGGAGGCAGCTTCGAGATGCTGAGGTTTGCGAAATACTGCGAGAACTGCTTCTGCGTCAGCGCCACGTTGTAGTCCGGCGCGATCTGCTGGATGACCGAAGGATGCGCCGGGATGCCGTAATTGGCATAGAAGGGCGACTCGTTGAGGTTCAGCTTCAGCACCTGACAGAGCGCGGTGCAAAAGACGTAATCGTCACCCTGCTGCGGATTCGACTCCACGGTCACCCAAGTTTTATTTCCATATTCGTCCGTCACGCGGCCATAGGTTCTCACGGCGACACCGGTCCCGACACGTCCGTCCCGCTCTGCACCAGTGTGTGCTCGTGCATCAGATAGGCGTGGCCGTTGATCATCACGGTTCCGTTGAGATTGATCGTTGTCGCCTCGAGGGTGATGAGCGACGGCGTGACTGTGACCTTCGAATTGCCGCCGGTGTCGCGGATGATCGCGCCGTTCGGACCATAGATCACCACGGCGTTCGGATCGTCGGTTGCGGTCCATGTCGAATTGCCGAACGGGAAGAACACGACGGCCGAGAGGTTTGCCGGCAGCGATGGGATTGTCGCGAGACCGGAGCCGAGACCGGAATTTCCGCCCAGCGACGCATCGGCGGGGAACACGCATCCCTTGTCCCCAACCCGCGTCGGCATGCGGATGTATTCCGGACCCTGGATCGGGCAGGTGACGTTCGGGATCGTCCATGGCCCCGAGACGTCGAACGCAACCGTGACGATCGATCCCGAGACCGCGACGACATGAGCCGGAAGCGCCCTGCCCGTTACTGCGATCGCATCGAGGGCTCGGCGCTGCGCCGTGGCGTTGAGCGCGCGCGCGAGCGGCGTCTTCTGTGCGTTGCTGCTATCCATCACGCAGCCTGTTGTGCCGCAACCGGTGCCGTCGAATAGGTATCGACGACCGTGACCCACGAATTGCCGTCAGCCTGGCGATAATTGCCAACGTGGCGAATTTGTTTGACCTGAAAAGTTCCCTGAAAGGTCGCCTTGGGATTGACGAATGGTGAGTTCGCATTACCGCTCTGTGTCGTGATGGCCGGCGGGAACTGCAGGTAATCCATGACGGCGATGTCCGCCCGCATGGCGAACTTCGTCTGGATCGTCACGCTGTCCAGCCATGTCGGCTGACCGATCATGTCCTTGAAGGCGATCTGCTTCGGCGTGTTCTGGACCGTGCCGTCGTCTACCTTGAAGGTTGTGCCGGTGAGCAGGATGTCGACGCCCTGATAGGACCCGCCGACGATCTGTTTGCTCATAGCCTTCACATAGGCGCCGAGTTGCTCCATGCCGGAGTAGTAGCCGATCTGATCTTCCGTCGCGACGACCTTGGAGCTGATGTTGATCGTCGAGGTAAAGCCGGGATAAGCGGCTGATAGTGTCTGCTGCAGCGCTCCGGAAAGAGGCGTTCCCTTTTTCCAGTTGAGCGTGATGTTCTTCGGTTTCGTCGGCGTCGAATCTGTCGCCGAATTGCCGGGCCGGATGTAGAGGTCCAGCGTCATGGAGTTGCCGATCCAGTTGCCGAGCGCCTGATAGATGTAGCCCTGCACCAGCAGGCCGGCTTGCGATGGATCAGCGAGCGGCAGGCCTTTCTGGAACCCGCCATAGACCGCGATATTGAGATTGTTGAGGTCGTTCGCCTGCGAGATTTCCGCGAGCGACACGCCCCAGATGCGCACGAAGGCCTCGCCGAACGGCACGGCATAGACGGTGACGGGAATGTCGAACTCGACGTTGAGCGCGCCGGGGAGCGTCTTGCCGTTGACGAAGCTCGTGTAGGAGGACGTCGGGTCGATCGAAGCCAGAGAACTCGGCACCACGACGGCGCCGGTTTGCGGGTTGGTGATCACGATGCGAAAGTATCTCACGGGCTTACTTCAAATTGGTTCGCGGACTCGCGGAACACGAGAAGCGATGTGGTGAAGTAGCCGGCTACGAGATTGACGTTGAACGCCGCAATGCCGAGCCGAGAAGCCTGCCCGGGATTGGCCGGAACCTTGTAGCTGAAGCTTGTCGGCCCCGTGGCGCTGACGATGAATGTGCCGTTGAACGCGGCCGGCGCGCACCCGGCAACGGTCAGCTTTGCCTGTGCGCCGAGCGGGATATTGTGCGGGTTCTCGATCGTCGCCGTGACGGTGCCAAATGCCCAATTGAGGGATTGCAGCGGCAGGGCGGCAGGTGACCCGATGACCGGGATTGCGACGACAAGCGTGCCGTCCAGCGCATAGAGGTTGAGATACCAGCGCTGCGCCGCGGCGTTCCAGGTCGTGATCGCCGTGTAGACGTTGCCGTCAAGAGTCGGCTGGAACTGGAACGGCGGGTAGCCGTTGCGCGAAGGCGTGAAGGGATAGACGGTCGCTCCGGACGATCCGGAACTGCCGAAGGGATTCTGTTGCGCGGGCGGCGCCGGGACGGGCGGGGGTGCCGGCATATCACTGCGGTCCCGAGATGCCTGACGACACGAGGCCCTGCTGTCCCGGGATTATCGGCGGCCCGGCAAGGCTTTGCGGCTGTCCCACGGCGTTGGACAGATTCGACCATGCCGGCTGACCGTCGATCTGCGAGCCGTTGGAGAACTGGCTCATCATCGTGTTCTCTGCCGCCTGGGCCTGCTCGAGCGTCAGGAGTGGCTGCTCGAAGTCCATCTGGTACGTGACGGAGGTCTGTTCGCTCGATCCGTCCGATGCATCGAACATCTTGAGCAGGATGGCGTTCGTGTAAAAAAAGAACGGAAACGCCACATTGTAGGTCCCGCCCGAGATCGCGTGTTGGGCCAAGGATTGCTGGAGCGACGAAATGATGGACAGCTTCTGCGAATACGATCCGTCGCCCTTCACCGGGCAGATCATCATCATAGAAAACCGCAGCGGCTCGACGATGATGGCGTTCGCAGCGACGAACTGATTGGCAAACGGATATTTGCCGAGTTGAATGGCGATGAGTTCCGAGCCCGCCGCCGGTTTGAAGTGGGCAAAATAGTCGTTCAGGCTTTGCACGTCGCCGCCGGCCGTCACACCGTCAGGAAATGCTCCGGGTTGCGTGAGTGAGATGATGGGCAGCATGCCGCCCGGAACAGACTGCGCCAGTCCTCCGACCAAAGTGATGGGAGAAATTTCAAACGAGAGGGCAAACGAGGCGTATCCGGGATTCACGGCGGCCCCATGGCGGACTGCGCGGTCACCACTGCATTACCGCCCGTGTTGTTATTGATCTGCACCGTGGTGCGGTTTGAAGGCGGCGTCTTTGGCTTGGCGTAAAGCGCCTTCATTATCGCCTCAGCGGTTGACGCTCTGCTAAGCTGATTGGCCGCGTCGTGATCTGGCTTGATATCGAGATGCGAAATCCCGGCCGCTGCCGAAGCCGCGCTCTTCGCCTCAGATAGCGCAACGCCAGCGTCAGTGTAATCTCCCTTCGTTATCTCCCAGAGCGAGAACTTTTCTTGTTCCTCGCGAGAAGAGCCGACCATGTCGTGGCCGAACATGGCTTTGAATTTTGCGCGCCGGGCAGGATCCCATTGCAGCAGTCCGTAATGGATGCGATCGGGATTCCAGATATCGGGGTTGCCGCCGCTTTCCGCGGCGACGTTCGCCGCCATTCCTGCGGCCTGCATTGGTGTCAGCCCGAGCTTGATATAGTCCTGCGCGACCCCAACACCCGCCCGCGCGTTCGCCTTGCTCTTCCAGCTATGCCACGTATACGTTCCGAGCTGCGCATCCCATTCGATGTAGTCGTCAAGCCCGTTCGCCTGGGCCTGCTCTTTGACGTGCTGCGCGAAGCCGACAACGCCGGGCGCGTATGGAGCGCCGCTTGTCGCGGGCTTCGGAGCGCCGGGGATGATCCCCAATGCCTTCAGACCGGCGATGATCGAGTCCGACAGCGCGCCAACATTGGCGACAAATCCTTCAACGTCGCTCTTGAACTTCGGGGTACCGACATAGGCGGCAAAATGCTCCAGCCCGACCGCCATCTCATCGATCCAGTGGCTGACCGTCGGGCTTTTGAGGAGCGCCGCTATGGCGTCCGTGACGCCTTTGGAGAGGTCGGTCAATGGCGTAGTCAGTCGCGATAGGCCGACGACAAGGGTGTTTTCTACACTCTGCCCCGCCGCGCGCATCTGGCGCGAGAAATTGGCCCACGCAAGCTGATCCGCAGGCTTGAGGCCAAACGACCCGCGGTCCTGCTCGAACTGCCGCTGTAGCCCGGCTATCTCGCCCGGGGACGTGTTCTTGAGGCGCTGCAGGTCTTCGGCCGATACGAACTGGTCCAGCCCGCGGGCGGCCAGCACCTGCCCGAGAAGGGCCGTGGGCGTGCGATCAGCCAGCGCCTTGAGGTGAGGCAGAAGCGCCGCGCCCACCTGGGCCGCATCCCGGCCGTTGATCTCGCCCGGGCTCAAGCCGGCGCCGAACAGCGCCTGACGCTTCGTCACGTCCGTCAGCGCTTGGTTGACGTTGCCAAGGAAGCCGGGATCGACGAACCGGCCGAAATTGAGGTCGAAGGCCTTCTGCTCGCCGTAGCCTATTCCAAGCCCCAGCGCGCGCCTGCGGGTCGAGTTGACCGTATCGGCCAGACTGTCGAGGCCCCAGAGCCCACCGGCCCCCACAAGCCCGGAAAACACGCTTCCAATGCCGACCCACTTGAGCAGCGAGGAAGTCGCGTCCTTGATCCTGGTCGCGAAGGACGAAGCATCGTCCGTCATGCGCCGCCATGCGTCGGCGCTCTTGTTCGTCGTGTCGTTCAACTCCTCAGCGTCGTCCTTGAGGCGCTTGTGGAGTTCGTTCTGGGCGAGGAGCGCGGCCGTGATGGACTGCAGCGCCTGCCGGGTTTCCTTGTTGATCGCCCCCCAGGCGCCGGGCTGCTTGGCGAGCTCGTCCTGGTACTTCTGGAACTTCTCCTGAAAAGCCTTGAATTCCGTGTCGTCGACCGGGATTTCCAGAACGGTGCGGATCGTCATAGCGGGCTCCGCGCAGCCAGCGCGGCCAAGATGAAGCGCTGGCGGAATTGGTGGACGTTCGAATATTTCACGCCGTAGCGGTCCATCAGGGCCGGGAAGCCTTCAGTCGCGGCCCAATCTAGGATCTCGCCGACGATACCACCTTCACGCCAGAACTCGCGGGAGCGGTCGACGTCGGCAAGGAATCGACGAACGCCGTAAAGTCGGACGACTCGATCCGCGCGCCCCAGGTTTGCATCACCGCCGTCAGCGCTCCCCGCTTCAGCGCCTTGGGGTACATCGAGCAGCCCAACATAAAAAAAGCGAGGGCATTTTCGACCTCGCTGGCGTCCGTTTCGTCGATGAGACCTCGGGCCACCGCTTCTTCGAGCGGCACCTGATCCCATCGACCTTTGTCTGGGACCGCGACATTGGCGAGGCGCTTTATCTCGCCGATGAGACCATCCTCAACCTCCTTGACAACTCCGGGCCCCATCTCGGCCGCACAGGCGCGGATGGTCAGCATTGCGACACGCGGCCCTGTCATGGAGCCGGTCATTTCCTGAATTTCGCCAAACGCGCGCGCCACGACGCGGAAGTATCGCTCGAACACTTCGCGCCCCGGAGCAGCAGCATGGACGTAAAGCGTTCCGGTATCGACGTCGACCGGGATGATGAGGAACAGATTCTGGTCGATCTTCAAGATTATCCCCACAACCCGGCGTTGATAGCATAGAAGCCGCGGATATCGATCGGATACACGGCCTCCGAGCCATCCCACGCCATCGCGCCAACGTTCACGATCGAGCAATTCTTGAGCAGATACGGCGACAGTCCGCCATTGCCCTGGATGTCGGGACGCAGCGTGCAGTTGCCGAGCAGGGCGTTGAACTCAAGCTGTTTCTTGTACGCATCGGCGAGCGCCTGCGTTTTCAGCAGCGCGATGGAGAGATTGAACACCTGATAGGGCTCCGGCGAAGGCACGCCACCCGTCATGGTGAGGATGTAGGTCGTGGCCTCACTTGCCGGAGAGGGGCGAATGCCGCCCTTGCCGAGAAACGACGCCGTGATGTTGAGCGCCGGGAAGTCGCGCCACACCACACTTGCCTTGAGCCGATTAAGTTGGCCCAGCGGGACATTGGGATTTGCCATCTGTCAGGGCCTCACTGCGAAACGAAATTTGAAATATTGAGGTTAAATACCAAGTGCTTGAACCCGCGCTGCGGAATCGCGGCAGCGGCCAGCCCATCGTATTCGCCGATCTTGTAGTCCCCCGGGTTTTCTTTGCTGTAGATGAGGAACGGAACGGCATTGATGACCGCCTGGCCGTCATAGTCGCCGTTGTCGAGATTCTGATCGAACTCTGGCCCGTCTAATTCCGTCTGCGCCACAGAGCCGAGCACCATGCCAAACGTGATGCCGGAATTCAGCACATCGACGCCGACTTCCTGCAGGCGGTTGATGCCGTCCTGATTGTAGTAGAGCGGGTTCAGGGGGTCGTTTGAGCCGTTGATGACGGCATTCGAAATGGCTTCGTCCAGATTGATCTGTAGCCAGTCCGTCGAATACCAGTAGGTCGCGTCGTTTCCGTCCGCCATCGTGCCGCCGACGATGATGGTGTTCGAGATTCCACCCTCCGCTCCGGTTCCAATATAGCTGCCGTTTGCAGCGGAGATCGCGGCGAGAAGCGCGCCGTTCCCGATGGTCGGGTAAGGCGTAACTCCGAAGACAAACCCGAAATCGAACGGCGTGATCTTGCTCGTGGTGGACGGCGAGTATTGCAGCCAGCGCCAGAAGTCTGCCGCGAGAGAGAACTCCAGCGTCGGAATGCCGGGAGCCTCGACCTGCCAAAACACGCACTTCTGCAGAGGCGTATAATTCGTGTAGGTCGAAATCGTCGTCGTGATCCAAAAATAGGTCTTTGCCGTCTGGGCCTCGAAACTCGCCAGATAGGCAAGAAACGGCGCGGCATTGTCCCATTCGCGCGGCACGAGATAGGAGTAAAAAAACTGCGCCTGCGCGTTGATGAAGGTCGTCAGCGCCGTGACGCCTTCCTGAACCGTTCCAGGTCCGAGTTCCAGCACATAGACGCCCTGCTTCGAACCTTGCCCGAAGAACGTCGTGGCTTGAGCGAGGAGCTGCGGCGCGTCCGCATCGACATAGGTGATTGTGCCCGTCGCGGGAGATGAGAGCGTCCCGGAGTGCGGATAGGTGAAGGTCGATGCGCCTGTGATGAGGCATGGATGCTCGCCGTTATAGCCGGCCGGAGACGCCCCGATGATCGACAGGAACACCGTGTCGCCGTTCGTGAACCCATGCGGTGCCGTCGTGGTGCCGGTGACAACGCCGCCCGACCACGACAGTGACGTGATGGCGAGCGGCGCGTTGACGAGAATTGGCGTGACGTCGGAGAGTTGCGTGAGCAGCGCATAGGTGCCGACGGGGATATTGGTCGCGCCCTGCGAGATGAATGCGCCGGTCTTCTGTAACGTCGGAGGCGTCGGCGCGATTCGCTGGGAGGCCGCGAGCGTGACGATACTGGGCATATGCCGCAATCCTTAAATTGGAGTGGAAGGAAACCCGCGCGTTATTGAGGGTTTTCCTCCCAAGAAATCGAGGCATAGAGGCCGTTCGTCGGGCCGGCGATGGACGTGCCGATCGCCAGATAGCCGCCCGGCGGGATGAGAAGTTCGCCGGCCGTCGATTCATCGAATGCTGCAATGCCGGTTGCCGCGATGGATTCCGCGAGCCAGCGCTGCCATGCCGGTGTCCCGACCAGCGTGCATGCCGCATCGGCGAGGCCGACAAGTGTTCCGCCGCCGCCGACAAGGTTATTCAGCGGCGTCAAGGGCGTGGTGTGGGCCGTGATGCCAGCCGCGAGGAAACCGGTGATGAGGCCGATTGCGGTGAGCGCGGCTGGGGCAACGTCGATAACGCCGGAGACGCGCAGGATCGACAGGTTCTTGCCCGATCCTGCCGGGTTCGAAAGGCACAGACCCGTGTAGGTCGTCGCCAGTCCGGCGGATGTCGTGACGCCCACGCATGCCGCGGAGCCGTTGAACCCCGCGTAGGTGGAGGCATAGTTGGCCCCATGACGCTGCGCGTATTCGGCGGCGCCTGCCGCGTCTCCGACCAGCGGGGCAAAAGCCTTTGAGGGCTTCTGTACGGAATAAACTGCAGAGGGATATTGCGGCATGGTCGTGAGTCCTTCTGGTTAAGGCGGAGTGGGGTAGCTCACGAGCGCATGCTCGATGAGTTGCCGCGCAATGTCTCGTGCGCGCGTCTGGTAATAGTCGATCTTGAACTTCGCGGTTTTCTTCTGCGCGATGATGCCGAATTCCACCGTCGTGCGCTTCGCGTCCCGGATCACCGGACTGTTCATCAATCCGAAATTCTCGGTGTTGAGCGAATACTGGTTGACGAAGTCCATGAAGTCGATCGCGTTGAAGTTCCGCGTTCCGTACAGCGTGATCTCGACGTCTTCGCTCACAAGCTGGTTATGGGACAGGGTGGGTCCGAGCGTCGGCGCCAGGGCGAGAGATTCCGTGTTTTCTTCCGGAATGTGCACCACGCCGTAGGGCGGCTTCAGATTGAACGGCAGGAGGAACGACGGATAGATGGGAAACGACGGCGCGGGGATCGGTTCCCAAGGCTGCGTCTGGTAGCCCTTCATCGCGAGCCAGAACGGCAGGCTGTTCGAAACGATGACGTTCTTCGTGTCCAGCGTCCGGGGATCATCTACAAGCTGCGTCGCCGCATAGGCGTTGATCGCATCGCCGACGTAGTGGAAGATTCCGGCCTGCTGATAATTCTGCCGGCGGGCCGACCAGGCGAACTTCAGCCCCTCGAACTCCCCGACATACATGGCCTCGGGCCCCACGGCCTCGAAGTCGTTGACGATCTGCTCGGACGTGAAAATCACGCTGTTCTGGATGAACTCCGCGTCTTCGTCCTGATGGCGCGTGCTCGCGTAGTGAAGCGAGCCCTGTGCGTCGAGGAATGTAGCCGGGCTATCCGGCTCCCCGACATACGCTTCGTAGCCCCCTATGGGCGTGACCCCGATGATGAAGTCACCGATGCCGCCTGACAGCACGGGGAAGGTCTGGACCGGTCCCTCGTTGTAGTACGACTGGTTGTAGGCGAAGGCGTTGAAGGCCGCCTTCTTCGTCACATGATCGGCGCGGACCCAGAAGACGAAGCCGTCGATCGGCAGCACGAGCCGAATGTAGAGCGTGAACCGGACGACCTGCGAAAGCGATACCGTCTGAATGCCCTGGTCGAGCGCCGCGCGGATCGGTGATTGCGTCTCCGCTGCTTCATCGACGCTGGGCATTTAGTCGTCCTTAATTTCGGCCGCGAATGCACTGCTGAAGAGTCCTGTGTCCACAAAACTGGGTCTCGGGGCTCTTTTTGCGTATGGGTGTTTGAAACGATGCGACACGCCTTCGAGTGACGCGCGTGTTGGTATCCCTGGGTATCCTAACTGATCCAGCTCTTTTGTCGCGAGCATGTTCCGAAAGCGCGTTTCTATTGCCGATTCCGCCTCTGCAAACGCCGAGGCAGAATTTGAAATGGGCGCTCCGGCCAAGATGTTTTCAAGACGGCCACCAATTGCCTCTTCGAGATCGTGCGCAATATCGGCTTTGTGCAGCTCGAAAAAGTTCTCCATGACGTGATATTTCGCCTCAAGGATTTCCGCCACATCTCCCGTGGTGATCGTGTTGTTCGGGTTCGCAGATTTCGGAGCCTTGCGGGCCTTGCCGATGCGGCGCTTCGTGGCGCGGATTTCCTTCGGCTCGAAGGCGTACGGTATGTCGACCGCGCCGAGGATCAGTTTCATGACAGCCCCAACAGATACCCGGAACGCGAGGCGAGATTGAGGTACGCGCGGCCGTACGGGTCTTTCATCAGCGCGAGGTCAGCCAGCGTCAGGTATTTCAACTGGTCGATGACTTCGAGCGAGACCGACGTGCTTTCATCCGCAGAGGATGAGACAACACCGGAGATCGGCGCGAGCAGGTTCCACTTGTTGCGCCAGTAGGTGAAATACTGCTCCGGCGGCTGGCTTCCCGGGACCGCCGGTGCACCGGGCTGGTCCGGCGCGAAGTTGATGAGGTTGCTCACGCCTAGATTGTAGACGGCCAACTGGTACGGCGTCGGTCCCGTTCTATCCCCGAACACCGGCATGCAGGCCAGTTGGACGTTCGCGTTCGTCAGCGCCATGTTGAACGTGCCCTGGATGTAGGGCGAGGCGTCCGGCAGCGCGGAGGTCGGTATCTGCGCCTGGTTGCGAATGAACGCCAGATAGCCGGTGACGGTCGGGGCCAGGGAAGGCATTACTTCCCGCGGCGTCGCGGCCTTGGGGCGCCGCCTCTATCGCGATCGCCCGTGTGGTCCAGCACGATCTTCTCGCTCAGCAGCTTGTGATCCGCGTTGCCTTCCTTGCTGTCCTCTTCCGTCAACGTGACGTCGAAGGCTTTCAGAGTCGGATCCTGCACGACGCGGCCGAGTTCGCCCTCGATCTGATTGCTGACCTGGATGGCCGCGAGCTTGCGGAGTTCCGCACCCCGCGCTTCGAGGACTTCCCGGTTGTGATCGAAGGCGTGCATGAGCTTGCCGAGAGGGATTTTCTTGCCCTCCGAATAGCACATGCCGATGAAGGGCTTGGTGCGGTCCACTTCGTCCGCACTGACCATTCCGTACCTGCGGTGCTGCTCGATGATCGCGTCGATCTGCGGTCGGTTCAAATCGCCGAATACCGGGATTTGCTGGCCGATGGGAATCATCGCGATCTTGATCCCGGTCATTTCCGGAACCGCACAGGCGAACGCCTGGATCTGCTTCGTCGTGTTGGCAACAAAAAGCTGCAAGGAAAGCCTCCCTTTTTCAGTGAGCCGGGCCGGGCGCTTAGTTCGCGCCGGATATGATGGTGATGGCCTCCGGACGAACGCCCCAGCCGGAAGTCGTGCGCAACTCGGACACGATGTCAACCGCGCCGCCGGCCAACGGAGCCGTGATTTCACGCGGCGCCACCATGTCGTTCAGCATCAGCGTGCAGGCGTCGAGCCCGGGCGCCAGCTTGGCGAATGCGTTGGTGTCGATCGCGCCTTCCGCTTGCGGGTTCTCGACCTCCGGCATGACGACAACGATGGCGTCCGTGCCGCCGGCGCCCTTGCCGATCAGCGTGTCGTCATACGCCCAGATGAACTCGTCGCCGTTCCAGTCCAGCACTTCCTTGACCACGCCGGCCACCGATGACGCACCTGCGCCGATGCGCTGGAACTGCGTCACCTGGACGATCCCCTGATATTCGAAGATCGACAGGTCCCGCTGCGGTCCCAGGATGGTGAACTTGCGTCCGATCCCGAGTTGATTGGTGCGTGACTTCAGCGCCGAAATGACACTGAGGAGGAAAAACGCCATCGAGCCGTTGTCATAGGTCGAGAACGTCGTGTTGCCGAACGGATCGGGCGGCAGGTTGATCGCTGTCGCGCCGTTGGAATTCAGCAAGCCCTCGCCGTTCTGCGGGTTGAGCCCGTAGAGCAGCGCGGAGCGGAGGAGCTGATTGTGGCCCTGCCGCATGCCGAGGCGTTGCGCGGCGACGATCGAGACGTCCCATCGCCCCATCGCGGCCGTGTCGTGGTGATCGTATTCCGCACGGACGCGCTGCAGATAGGTCGGCGTGCTCATGTAGCCCATGACGATCGAAACGCTGGGCAACTCGTTCGCAGCGCTCTGGCCCGTCGCAAGCTTGGTGCGGATGTCCGCGCGCTTGATGTAGGCGTAGAGGTCGCCTTCCGAGAGTCGGGTAAGCGGCTGACCGGTGGGCAGAAGCTCGAAGGCGCCGGAGGCCTGGCTGTATGGAAGCAGGATTTCCGGCATCCAGTAGGACGGCTCGACGACTACGCGGGCCGGGGCAATGTTGGGCATGAGAAGGTTCTCCTAGTTGTGGATCGCGTCAGTCGTCTGAAGCGGGGGCTATATGGAAATTATTGCCGCACTACCCGTGCGATTCCACGTGGCGTTCGTGCCGTCGTAGTTGACCGTCATGGAATTGCCGATCTCGAGCAGCAGGATTGTGCAGGGGAGGATACCGCCCGTCGCGATTGCGATGGTGCCGGTCACCGCTGCGGACAGGCCGGAAGCGATCACATAGGTGACGGTCGTGCCCGTGACGGCTGTCACGACATGCTCGCCGTTGACTGAAGCAGCCGCCGTGCCGGTCGCGCCGGACACGATGACGATGTCGCCCACGCCGACATTGGCCGGAGCCGACGGCGAGAACGTCAGGACAACCGCGCCGGTCGTGTTGTTGTAGGTCTGGCTCGCCGCCGTTGCGCTCGCATAGTCGACGAGCTGCTGATTGACGAAGTCCCACGATACTGCCTGCGATGACGGATCGCCTGCCAGTGCGGCAATGGCAGGATCGACAGCCACGGCGATGCGCGCCTTGGAGCCGAGCGGGTAATACTGGACCCGCCCGTAGGACGGAGTGAGCGGCACCGGCGAAGATGTCGTGATCAGCGCGGAATAGTTCTGATCGAACACCGCGAATCCCGCGAGAGATCCCGCAACGCCGGATGTCAGCGTCGTGGCGCGACCGACTGCCGGGCCGAGGACATTGCCCGGCTGTCCGGCAACGCCCGGGATATTCTCATAAATGCCGACGCCGCCCCACATCGGGATGGTTTCGGAGTTGGACAGCCAGCCGCCACGCAGGCGGAAGCGAGCCGAGGGATCGTCAAAGGCCGTGCCCTGTACGAGCCCGGTGGACGACACATTGAAAGACCCCAGACCGTTGGTCGTGAGGTTCGGATTGAAGGGGACAGTCGCGACCATTTGGGTGATTCCTCGTTTGGTCTAGGGGTGGGGTGGAACAGCGTGCGCGGATTAGCGCGCGCGACCGGCGCGCTGTTCGAGCCCCGGCATGCCGATCAGCCGGCGGGATGGCCGGGAGAACTGGCGCACGAAGGACGTATTGCCAACGAACTCCGTGATCTTGTGTCCGCCCGCGGACGTGCGCTCGCGCGCCCGAATGGTATTGGCGGGAAGCGCTGCAGGGCTGGAAGCAGCCGCGGCCGCGTCCTTGTAGACGTCCGCCTCGATGATCTCGAGCAAGCCAGAATCCGCCTTGGCAAGATCGAAATCTTTCCATTTCGTGCTGTGGGACTTGAACTTCGTCGCCATGGCGCGGCGGTAGGCCTGCGGGGTCTCGCCAATCATCGGCGGGCGAGCGCGTTCTCCAAAGGCGAGTGCGACATGATCGGCGCGGGACTGAATGTCCGCCAGGGTCGCGAGGTCTTCGTCGGTGCGCACGACCGGCATGCGGGACGCGAGATCGTTCACCTGGCTGGTGAGGGACGCGAGATCGGCATCGGCCTTCTTTTTGGCATCTTCCTCTTCCGCGTCGGCCTTCTTCTTTTTGTCCGCCTTGGCCGCCATGCGCTCCTTGAAGCCTTCCTCGGATTCGCCGTCCTTGCGCATCGAGTCGATACGGTCGGCATAGGCCTCTTCGGACTCGCCGTCCTTCTTGGCGCGATCCGCCTTGGCCTTCTCTTTCTCGGCCTCGGCTTCCTTTTCCTTCTCGGATTCCGCGTCCTTGCGCGCCGCATCGGCTTTCACCGCTGCATCGGCCTTGGCTTCGACGGCGTCCATGCGTTGCGTCACCGCATCGCACATCGACTTCACGCTATCGAGGCCCTTCAACAGAAGGTCCAGCTTTTCGTCAGCACGCGCTGCATCGGCCTTCGCGGCGTCCTCGCGAGCCTTCTTCTCTTCTTCAGTTTCGGCGGCCATGGTGGCTCCTATCGGGGAAACCCGCAGTTGGACATGCCTTGAAAGATCCAGGCCTTGCGGGAGCGGCTGGAGAGGCGGCTAGGAATGAAGTCCCAAACACTGTGGGCCAAAGATAATTTGATCAAAAACAGGAAGATTGTTAGCGCGCTATAAGTTCGGCGATGCGATTCCTGAATTGCATGTCTCGCATCTTCCCGATTGCAATATCCAATTTGTTGGGTACTACAACACAAACTTCGCATATCTCTTTGTCTGCGCGCACTTCAGAAGAAACAACACCTTTGAGGCCCAATTTTTTATCCCATACGCCCGGAGCGTTTGGCAGGACTGCGAGGTGGTCGATGAGTTTCGGAGAACCTTCGATCAAAACCGGTTTGCCGTCCGCGAGAGTGATGCGCTGGTCGGCTTCGCTTCCGATCAACACGCCCGGCGAGGTAGACGACTCTCCGTAGGTCATGAGATTGATTGCGTCGTCGTCGTAAATCTTCGCAATGCCCCACACTTCGTCGCCTTTGACATAGGGCAGCAGGATGGAGCCTATCGTGCGGTCGCCGAATTCCTTGGAATCGAGCAGCGCCTTCTCGGGGTGAATGAGGATAACCGTGAGGCCGTTGCAGCGCTGTACAAAATCGTCGTTGAGAAATATCGCGGGGTCGCGAAACACATACTCTTCGCGACGAACAATCTTGCCGTCTTTTCGGAATGCTCCGCGGTAGGCAACGCCGGTCCCGGTGATGCGAATGTCGAACAGCGTGACGTTGATGTACCGCTGCGGGCTGGTGAGTTCTCCGGCCGCCATGGCGCGGGCCACATCGAGCTCATGCCAATTCAATCTCTTCAGCGCAATTCTGCATCCCGGGTGAAGCGGTTCAGGTGGTTGATCCACCGGCGCCCAGGCGAAGCCCACGCTTTCATCGGAGATTGTCGGCTCGAAACGCGCGTCGATCTTTTGCAGGAACGTGGAGAAGTCTACGGGTTCCTGCGCCGGCTCCATGCCCACCACGGGCTGCGATACCGAGCGCGTCAACAGCGTGCGCGAGCCTTGCGGCATCACGCCGACTTCTTCAAGCGCCTCACGGGTTGCGGTTTGCTCCGCGGTCTCTTCCGCTTCCGTCTGCCCGCCGGGGAAGCACCATTCGTTTGGGTGATCGCCGCCGGGTCCGCGCTGCAGGAAGAGGCATTTATTGTCCGGGGTGAGGAAGAGAATGCCTGCGGCTCGGATCATGGGATTTCAAAATAACCGTATTGCGGGTGCCAGTACTTTTTTGACGATGTAGCCCCGACGTGCGTCGTCAGGGGATCGTATTTCAGGCGGCGCAATTCCTCTGGTGACAGTAGCGCAACGCTTTTGCTGGCATCAGAGCGGCTCACAATCGCATCGCACTTCGCCAGTGCAGCGTCGAGCTTGCTCGCGTTCATGCTGCCCTCAACTCTGCGACTTTGACGAGGCGAACACGGTTTTGCGGCCCGCGACTTCCTGCTCCATGATCCTCACGTCGTGGATCGGGATGCAGCGCACGATCTTGCCGTCCACGCACTCAACGCGGCACAGGATCGACAGTGCTGCTTCGGATGTTCCGGTGAAGGGTTTGACGGTCGGATGGTTGCTCATGCGGTCCTCAGTTTCGAGGCCCTGCCGTTTCGATCGTCGCGCACTGGATGGTGCGCGCGATGCGCTCCCGGCTGGCTTGAAATGCTTCTACTGTTTCAGGGATCGTAAGTTCTCGCCCGAGAGCAACGCGCATCTCCGAAACGACGCTGTCGTAAACGGCCTGAATATCAGAGGAGAGTTGGTCGGTCGCGTTCACGTTCGGCCCTCGCTCTAGCGTGCTGCGCCTTTGCTGCCGCACTTATTCGCGCTCTCGTCTCAGGGCTCTTGGTGTGATGCTTCGTCTTTTCGCGACGCCGCGCGAGCGCCTCAGGAGACATCGGACCATGCTTTCTGCGGCGCTGAGCCTCACTCATTGCCGCGCGCGCTTCTGGAGACCGATTCTTTCCGATATTAGCTAGCCGCACTTTCTCGCAGTGCTCTTGCGACAAACGCTTGCCGCGACACTGATTTGCAAGATCAAGGATATGCGCCGCAGCCTTGCCGGACGCTTTTATGCCGGCGCTGACTTTTTCCTTGTGCTCTGACGAGAGTGATCTACCGCGAAGGGCGCGCGATATCTTTTCCCGAGTTTCTTTGGATACCGCGTGGCCCATTTTTGCAGCACTTAGCTTCCTGCGGGAAGATGCTGACATAGTGTGAATATGGCCCCGCGATCCATCGCCACCAATGGTGTGATTTACCAGCGGACCGGACCCGAGGTCGGCTCGCCCAATCGCGGCTATAAGAGCTATTTCCGTTTCGATCGCTGCGGCGTTTGTCAGGCCTTCGCGGGTCTTTACTTTAGGCAGAGACGCGCCGGCCTTTGAAATGATGCGGTTAAAATGCTGGTTGTGCGACTCTTGCCGTTCATGAACGAGCCACCGCTCTCCGCGCCCCTTCCCCACATAGCAGGGAGACCCATCCAATCTGAAATAGACGTAGACGTAGAAATCTGTCTTTTCGATCAAGCTGCGACTCGCACGCGATCAAGTTCGGCCCTTCCTTTTACCGTCAATTGCTCCGGCGGGATAGCCCGAAGTGAGTAGCGCCACTGCATGAAGCATCTGCAATTGGGCTCGAATGCGACCGGCGTGATATCGTCGTAGTACCCGTATGGCCCAACTTTCATCAGCCCTGCGCGGATCGCCCAGTTGTCTCGCATCGTGTAGAAGTTGAGGTCGCGTTCCTTGTGCGTGATGCGCGCCTGGTATCCACTCTGGCGCCAGTTCGAGTGCCAGATGCCTCCTAGCGCTCCACCGTCCTGAGCCAAGACTTCCGAAATGGACGCCCTGAGTTTGTGGGCCTGATCCGTAAGTACGAATCTCTCCGAGTAGGGGAGGCGCTGCATAGGCTTTTTGAGGTCGGATTTCACCTTGCCCCGGTCAACGTCCGCCAATCCTCCACGCGGTATGCTCGTTGCCCATCCTTGAAACCTGTGCAGGGTATTGCGAATGGCCTCGGTGCGGTTGAGCCTGATGAGGTCAGCGGCAGCCAGTATACGGCGATCAAGTTCGCCCCTGAGTTCCGGCCGCACCTTCTCAAGCGTGAAGCGCGCAATGCCTTGGTGATACTGAAGCGCTTTGCCCTTTTCGACGAGGCGCGTGTAGATGGCCCGCATCGCCTCCTGAAGCATCCGCTCCATTTCGTCCGGCTTGCGGGCCTGCTCTTCGGCAGCGATCCGGAGGCGTTCGGTCCAGTAGGCGATACGGTCTGGGGTGTCATACCCGTTGAGCGAAATGTCCTCGATCGCTTCGGACAGGATGTCGTTGTAGGCCCGGGTGGTCATCGGCCCTGCGTCGCTTTGGCGATCTCCATCCTGCGATACGCGGCGGCCATGGCGTCCAGATATCCTTCAACGGCCGTTACGACTTCGAACCGCAGGCGCTCCGTTGCCGGCCAGTTGCCAGCCATGCACTCGGCCTGGAATTGCTCGGACAGCGCGCCGTATCGCAGGCGGCCCGCATCCATGGCGCGGACTGATGCCTCCATGTCGCGGTCAAGGTGGCTCATGCATTCACGAGCTTGACGAGGTCCGCCACGCGCCGGCGCCTGGGATCACGATCAGGTAGCCGGGCTACAGCCTCGCTCAGCATCCGCTGCGCGTCATTGGCGGCGAAGGGCTTGGACGGTTCCGGTTCCTTGAGTTGCGCAGCCGATTCCTCGGCAAACGCCATGAACTCGTCGTCGAATTCGAGGTCGAGTGGAGAGGGAAAGAGCAGCTTGTTTTCGTTGAAGCAGTCGCACGCCCACTGGAACAGGGCGGCTTTATTGTTCGGGTCCAGCGCCGGGGTGAGGATTTCCACGATGGCGATCACGGCTTTGAGCTTTACGTCCTCGATCTTGACCTTTTCGCTATCCGGCTCTTGCAGGAAGTTCGGCCACACGGCTGCAAAGGAATTGCGGAAGCGATTGAACGCCACGTCGAAAGGGACGCTGCGCCAAGCCGGGAACTCGTTCTGCAGCCCTGCATAGAAATCCGGGTTCCACGCCCGATACTGGGTGATGTTGTCGTGAAACGCATAGACGCCTGACATCTGGAGGCGGATGCGATCGACGAAGCGGGCGATCTTGTTGGCGTCTTCCGTGCCCTCGCCGAAGCCGTCGACAAAGGTTTCCTCGTTCAGCACCAGCGCCGGCATGTCGGCGCCCATGGCGATGTTCTTCAGGATGTTGTCGCGCGCGTTCTTCGATGCGCCGTCCAGGTTCTGCAGGTTGAGCGACTCAATCGCTTCGTCCGGCGCATTGATGGAGATGACGTTGTAATTCTGCGCTTCACGGATGAGCTGGCGCTTCTGCCCGGCGAAATACGCCATGATGTTGTCGACGATCGATCCCGCTGGCTTGAGCTTTGCGACCAGCACGCCGGCCTTCAGCGTCACGAGATCGTCGGTTTGCATAGACTGGATGAAGGATTTCAGCGGGAAGAGGCAGCGCTGATACGCGGAGCGGCCGACATACCCGTAGGCGGACGTCGTGTACTGGATGTAGATCGGCTTCTCGTTCATCGCCACGCAGGTGCGAGAGCGGTGATACGCGGTGCCCGACACCGTGACGCTTTGCGGCTTCAGGAAATCCATGGCGTTCGGATCCTGGTTGAGCACAATGCTGCCAGCCGTGTTCAACGGATCCCAAACGTTGTACGCGATTTCCTTTTCCCAGAGCGTCTTGTAGTCGAGCGCCGTGTTGGCGTTGTCGCCCCGGGTCAGCACGCCAACTGTCGCAAGCCCATAGACGCGGGCAAGCGTCATCAGGTTCGAAATGACCTCGTCGACCTTGTCCGCCGTCCACTGGTCGATGAACGCCTTCTTGACGTGCTCCTCGGGAGAATCCGGGATGGTGATTTCCCGGGATTGCGACTGCGCGAGTTCGATAGGCTTTCGCGCAATCTTGTCGCCCAGCGGATGATAGACGTAGAGCAATTTTGCGAGCTCGTACGACGCATCACTGCCCGGAAGCGCATCCTCGCTGTTGAGGATTTGCGTCAACGGCGTTCCAAGGCATGAGCCCGGGAGCGGCCCGTTGTCCGCACTGTAAACCGTCACCTGGCCCATTCAGTAGCCTTCAGCGTTTCCGAGTGACAGCGCCACACTATAGACGAACGCGTCTAATAAATCGTCCGCGCGCTTCGCCGCGTCCTTGTCGCCAACCCGGAACTCGACAACCTGGCTCACGAGATGATTGCGCGTCACGCCCTTGTAGGCCTTGGTCTTGTTGTAGGCGTGCTCGGAAAACTTCACGAGGCCGCGATACACGTAGCCCGAGACCGAAATTCCGCGCCCATCCTTGCCGGCCGCAGTGAGTTCGGAATCGATCGCGCGCGCCGGCCATCCGTGTCGCGCCGATTGCTGGAGCAAGATCGTCCCGCTTGCCGCGTCTTCAATGAAGGCGCCCATGGAACCCCGGCGCGCGCCATACTCTGCGGACAATTCCTCGAGCCGTTTGAAGACGCTGGGGAGCCACGTTTCGAGCATCGCGCCCTCAATCTGGACGATGTCCCAATCGAGGATGATGAGTTCGTATGGCAGAACGTGGCGGATGACCGCGCAATACGTGACGGCCGTTCCGTCGTTTGCAGTTCCTGTTTTGACCGCCGTGTCCAATACGGCAAAGACGGTGTCGCAGTATCTCGGCTTCGGTGCCGGCTTGCCGTCGATCAGCAATTTGTCCAACGCGAAGAATGCCTCGCCGGAGAAGTCGACGAACTCGGCAAGATATTCCTGCTGATACACCAGCGGATGATTGTCGGCCTTGAGCTTCTCAAACACCGTTAGACGGCGTTCCTGGTAGGTGATCTCGTCTTCGCCCTTGAGCCGTAGCGGCACAAGCGGGTTACTCATCGTGGGGGCGTGGTGCTCGAGGAAGTGCAGGCTTGGATCGTTGCAGACCTGCCAGAAGAAGTTCTCCGGCGAATTGCCTTTCGTGTTGCTCAGCACATAGGCGGTGCCGGAATAGTCGAGCAACGTTGGCTCGATAGACTGCTCCCAGATTTGCCGTGCGTTCGGTTTGTTGAACGCCGCCTCGTCGATGATGATCTTGTGATACTTGCGGCCGCGCCCGCAGCGCTCGTCGTCCATGGTCCAGAAATCAATCTGGCCCTTTGTCAGCGTGCGAATCACGCCCTCGTTTTTCGATGATCGTTGCAGCACGCCCTGAAGAATCTCGACGAGGTCGTTGTAGGGCTCGGAGAGATAGCGATACGTCGGAGCAAACCATCCGACGAGCTCACCCTTGACCGCGCCGTCTCCGGCAATCGTTTCTCCGAGGAGAGACTTACCCCAACGACGCCCGCATCTGACGGCCTTGCGCTTTCCGGGCAACCGCCACGCCCGTACCTGATCGGCGTGCAGCGTCGGAAGCGTGACCCTAAGAACCGGCATTGTCGTCCGGTGTAGGGTCTACATCCGCCGGCACCGTAGGGGCTACAGGCGCCTCGATCTCTGCCGGCAATCCACCCTCGACCTTGATCGTCACCGTTTCGTCGCCGTCTTCCGTCGTGGTCGCCTGTCTGTCGCGCCACTCCAAGACGCGACGATTCTTGAGCCAAAAGATGCAAGCCGTTGTGTCAGGCGCAACATGCTCGATGAATGGGACGCGGATGGGCTCACGTGAGCCGGCCTGAAGGAAGATTTTCTCGGTGATGATCCGGTAGCCAGTGGCCTTCTCGAACAGGCTGCGCACCACGCGATCGTCGGGGCCGTCCTTGCCAAGTTTTAGGGCCTGACGAAATTCTGGATATTCAATCGCCCAGCGATAGAGGTTTCGATCCGTTGTGCCGAGTGCGCGCGCGACCTCGAAATCGGTGGCGCCTCCTTCGCACATCTCTCGCGCTTGAGCGGCGAATTCGGCCCTGTAGCCAGATGGTCTTCCACGTTTCCGCGGTGGGCCGGCTGGGGGAAGTGAGCGCGCGGCCTTCTTCGGCTTGGCGGCACGCGCCATACGATTGACCTTTGTGGTGGGTTAAGCCGTCTGCTTCTGCGCTTTCACGCGAGCGCGACGGTCACGGGCTTTGAGCTTCAGGTATTCCTTGCGGCTCAGACTGGATTTGACGATGCCGGTCGCCTTATCGACCGTCATGATATCACCTTGCGCGATGTCTCCGGCTTTCAGTGCCGAGCCGTCAGGGTGTTTGAGCGTGACGGCTTTTCCGCCTCGGCCTTGGGTCGTTGAGGGGCCGGTGTTCGTAGCAGACGCGATGAAGGCAATAGGCGTTCCGAGGGCGAGCGTTGCGAGAGGCGGAGCGCCAGGGCCGCAAGTATGCCGCCATTCCTCTTTGCCACACGTTTTGCACTTCACGGCCTTCATGCCGATCTGTATACGCGGACTGCCGAGGCGATGGCAAGGAGTGTATACGCGGTCGTCAAACTGCCCGGCCAAGGTGCTACGGATTGCAGGGGATTCGGGCCGGGTGTCGCGGTCGTAACCGCTTGACCCTTTATTGCTCAGAAAGTGCTGATTTTATTGGGTTTTCGAGGGGCAGAACTGCTCCGGTTTTGGAGACCCCTACGGAGTGGGTGGCGGAACGCCCCCAGCGGTTCGACGCAGGAGAAATCCTACGATTTTGTGTCCTTGTCAATAGGTGGGGTGGAGAGGGCGGCGTCGAGCATATCGCGCCAAATGTCGCCAGCCTCCCCGGAATGAACATCTGGTCCCGCCGAATTGAAGGCTTGGCGCTCTCCGGCTCTACACATTTCATGGGTCGGCTCGCGCATGGCTTGGATTGCGGCGCGAATGATGACTGGAAGGCTGAAAATGCCGTGAAGTTTTCCAGAAAGAATCGCTGCCCTATCTCCTTCTGAGGTGTATCCCGAAGCATCAAGGGCCGCGCGCATAGCTCGCTCCACCATGTCGGTCATGGCTCCTCCTTCATGATCTCGTCTAGCATGGCTTGCCAGATTACGGCGGCAATCGTACCTTTTGGCGGGACGCGATTGTCGTCTGGAATTTCCTTTCTGAGCCATTCCGGCGCTTCGAACCCGACAGGCTCTAGGAAGCGATAGAGAGACGCCCCAGTCTGTCCCGGCCCTCCGCGTTGCCAGAATACGATTTGCCGCGCGAGCCCGCCCCACATCGCCTCCGTAGGCTCCCGCGCGTTCTGGAAAACCGTCCGAACCTGGGGGATGTAGTCGCGCCAATTTGCATCGACATGGCGGCGCACAGCATCATCCCACAAAGCCGGAACCTTGCTTCGGACATCAGCCTCAGCCAACGCTCTGGCGCATTTCTCTGTGGTCGATTGGGTCATGGCGATGTCGGAAATTCACGCCGGAACACGGGCATGCCAGTGAAGGTCAGAACGACGTGAGATGCAGGCTCCATCATGCGTCGGCACGATTCCGTGCATTCGTCGCAATGATTATGAGCGGCTTTCTGTCTGGCCGTTATCGCATTGGGCTTGCGACAATCTGGGCACATAAATGTTTTCTCGCTCATTGTGCCGCCTTCTGGTCGGGGGTGGGGGACAAACGGCAGCGATCATGGACTTGGCAGGACCATAGCGCGCATGTGAGCATTTCTGGATTGTGGCACGGCTTGTCATGGTCGCTCCCGAACCGCCGCAACACTATCGCGTCAAGCTGCGGATTGGCTCCCTCGTGCCATCGCTTCCATGTCGTCTTCTCGCTCATGCGTTCACCTTTGCAGCGCGTTCCTTGTTCCTCACGCCACGCCTCGCAAATCTGTTTCGGGTATCTGGACCTCAGTCTCGCGTCCGAAGATGCTGAGCAGCACCTTGACGCGGTTCTGTGCCGAGCCGTCGAATGTGCCTTCGAAGCTTTCGAATGGGCCGTTTGTCACGCGGACCCGCTGGCCCTGCTTGAATTTAGGCTCGATGCGTTTCTTCTCGCCTCGCTTGTGACGGGTGCGGATGAAGCGCATTTGCCGGTAGGGTACGGGGACCGGCGTGCCGTCTGTCTTGCAGATCACGCGCTCGACGCCGCGGGCGTCGCGGATCTTTCCCCAGGGCGATCGCTGCCGGGCCATGATGAAGATATATCTGGGGAACAGCGGGCCTCGCGCCTCCGGCTTGTACCACTTGCCGTCTTTCACGAATTCGTAGTGCAGAGGGAGAAAGACCGTGACGCCCATGGCTTCGATCTCGAGCGCCGCGCGCTTCTCCCGGCGGGATTCCGTGCGCACCACGTACCAGCGGAGATGGTCTTGCGGCTTTTTGGGCTTGGACCCGTTGGCGTGCGTGACTGTCATAGATCGAGAACCCGATCGGAAATGGCGATTACGGTGCCGGGCGGAGTTTTGTAGAATATGTCGCTGATCAATTGCTGCGCGTCCGATTCGTTGACCGCACGACCGAAAGAATTTGGGTAATGGGCGGCGTCCAGAACGTCAATTGGGAACTGGCATTGACGCAAGTGGTAAAACGCGCCGTGGCAATCGCGAAAGTATACGGAGCCAGGTACCGCGCGGAGGTCTACGTATGGGCGCGGCGCGCTTTTCGTCACGCGCAACCGCCTCGCGCATTCTGTGAGCAGCGGCGCAATCTGTCCATCCCAGATCGAATCCGCGATCTCGATGTCGCCGTCGCGTTTGAGCTGTGCCGCCGTGGCAAGCATGCCGGTCAGCGCGTCGGCTAGCTCTTCGTTCGATTTGTCGGAGTAGGTCAAAAGTGGCGAGTTGTGCGACTGGTCCATACCGCAGATCCTTTTGGAGGTCGAGATTTGTCGCCGCCATGATGAGGCGTGTAGCCCCTACGCGCCGTCAACGGCCGAACCCATGCGAACAGAATGCCGGCCGCAATCGCTCCAGCGAGCAGAACTGCGGAATCGGCGAGGCTCAGGTCAGGCATTATTTCTTCGCTCCCCACATCATGCGCCTCAGTTCGTCAAAGCATGCGATCTTGAATTGATCACCGACATCGTGGCCGTCAGTTTTTTCTGGCAGCAACCTCAACGTGAATTCCGTAGCGGCGCGTGCAGCCTTCAGGCTATCGAGCAGTCCTTGATGCGTCGCTAGCGCTTCTTGAATGCAGCGGTCGCATTTCTTGCACGCCGTGCCAATCGCCCACGAGCCCTTGCAGTTTGGAAGTGGCGCGGTATCGGTCATGGTTTGTCCTTGTGTGGGGAGGGGAGCGTGATTGTATGCTCACATGCGAACACGTGCGGCGCGACTTGCGTGCACCAATCTGGGATGTAGAGATATTCAGGGCCAACCCCTTTGGTCCATACTAAATCGTCGTCCGGGAATTTGACGTAGCAAAAATGATTGCCCGCACACGGCTTCACCACCGGCTGCGCGGCTAGTAAGGCGGAGAGGGCGAGAGCGGGCATCATGGCGCTGGACATATTTTGAGCGTGGTTCCATTACATACGTCGGTAATGGCCATCATACTTGTAGTTTCTTCGTATCGTACGGTCATCAGCACGATCAAGCGCCATGCCCTAATCCACCAGGGGTCTTTGGCAGGCCTCCACTCCGGAGGGAAGGCTATTATGTCACCTTTTTCGAAGCCCGCAGTCGAAGATACTGTCAGGAAGCTAGTCACGGTTGCCTCTCCTATATCGCGACGGCATGGGATACAGCATTCGGCGGGTGGCGTCGTCTAGCGCGGCACCTTCACCATCCAGAGCGCCGCGACCACGGCAGCAAGGGCATGACGCATACCGCCCGCGCCAGTCTGAGCCGCTATCGCTGCGAGCTATGATGTTGCCCGCGCCTTCACAGACAGAGCAGATCACGTCTTCTCCTTTGGTGGGGTGGGGGATGCGAACTTCTGCTTCGCAGCCTCGACGATCAGCGCAATCGCTTCAATCTCGCTGTCGGACATAGCACGGTCGCCATGCACAACCGCATCGCCAACGTGCGTTACAACAGGCTTGGGATATATCGAGCCGTCATCCATTGCCCACCCGTGATCGAAGAAGGCAATTTTCGGCGAGGCGCACTTCGGGCACTTCGACGGAGGCTCGGCGATCTTCGTCATGCCGACGATCCCAAACGCCGCGTTCCAGACCGCTTTGCAGTCGCTGCATTGCTGCCGGAACATCCGATAGCTCATCTCTCACCTTTCGGGTTGGGTGGGGTCACAAGCCGCACATTGCCGAGATGAGAGCCTCACGCTCTCGCGGGGCGATGAGGGGCTTGTATCCGATTTGGATTGTGCGGTTTGTCGTTCACACACCACACGCGCTGGCCGACATGAAACTTCATCCACGTTGTTTCGTCGCTCATCGCGGGTCAATCCTGAGATGTATCGCGCCAGACTCGCCGGTTGCGTGCTCGATCGTCAGATCGCCGCGGCGCGCCAGCTCCGCAAGCGCGTGGAAGCTCAGGCAAGCGTTATTGCCAGAATCCCACTTCAGCCCGTCGACCATCGCCGCAGCGTGGGAGCGCGGCTTCTCTCCGCCGTGTAGAACTCTGTCCAATGCCATGTCATCCTCCGAAAAGCGATTGCACGAATCCGATCACCAGCCAGACGCCGGCAACGATCGCTGTCATAAACGCTGCGAATATCGCCATGCCGCAGAGATACGTCGCGGCCAGGATCAGATAGTTCCAGCGTCTCACCGGGGAACGCTGCCAGATTTCAGCCTCGTCCAGCGCGCCCATCAGCACGCTACTCTGTTGTTCTCTGTCGCGCATGTTGTTTCCCTCCGAGTGGTCAATGAATGATTGCGAAAGCGATTAAAGCCAGCGCGATTGCGAGGCCGACGATGCAGTTCCGCGCGAACGGCGTAACCATCGGGAACTTCTCAAGCCAGTCAGGCGCGAGCCCGTGCTCCGCGTCGAGCGTGTAGTTCCTCGGTTCGTATCTCATGAGCGTCTTGCCTCGGTTTTCTGCTTTACAAGGAGATCGGCTGCGCACTTCGCGCCGTTCATGAAACAATCGCGGAGCAGGTCGACCGATAACTTGCCGCTTGTCATCCGCATTTCCAACGCGCGTTGCACGACAGGATCGCGCAGGTACGTTTCAAACGCTTCGGTTATCTTGTTATCGCTCATCGCAGTCTACCTCCCGGTGCGCCTTGATAGAACTCGCCTTCGCCTTGCGCGCGATCCGCACATGCGCGGAGGAATGTCGCTATGCGTGGCTGTTTGCGTGCGCGCTCTGCCATGGCGAGAAGGCGTGCGAAGCGCAACGCGAGACATACGGTAACGAATCGGTTGCCCGACATTTCTACGCGCATACCAGTGACTCCCGGCATTGAAGCGCGTCAGGGCGCGTTACCGCCCTGTGCAGCACATTTTTTGCTGCGTTTACGTCACGATCCAAACGCAATCCGCAATCTGGGCAATCGTGCACGCGGACGCCTAGCGCCTTCGGCACGATAACCCCACAGCCGGAACAGGCTTGGCTCGTGTATCTAGGATCGACTTTTACGACCAACCGACCGGCTCTCTCAGCCTTTTCGATTAGGAGGCGTGTGAAGGTGGACCATCCAGCATCGTTGACATCGCGGGCAAGCATGGCGCGCGCAAGACCTTTGACGTTTAGATTTTCGACGGCGATCATGTCATTTTCGCGCACAAGTTTCGCTGCCACTTGATGCAGGAACGTTCGGCGCTCGTTGGCGATGCTTTCATGCGCCGCCGTAACGCAAGTCTTCGCCTTCCGCCTGTTGCGCGAACCCCGCTTGCATCTTTCAAGCGCCCTCGAACGCCTGCGCATCTGCGCTTGCGCACGCCTCGCCGCGTGAAACCCTGGCACCGTCTCGCCGTCCGACGTGGCGATGAACGACGTTATGCCGAGGTCGATGCCGATGTTTCTGCCAGTTTCCTGCAATGGCTCGGCACTTACCTCGCAGACGAGTAGAACAGCCCAACCATTCGCATCGCGTTTGATCTGGCACAAAATCGGCGCGGATGGCAACGCACGATGCATATGCACCTTCACGCGACCGATACCTTTCATGTAGAGGCGCGAGCCGTCTAGCTTCCAGCCATAGCGATCAGAAAAGCCGAAGCTCTTGAACCAGTCGCGGCCCTTGAAGCGAGGAAAGCCAGGGCTATCGCCTGCTTTCACACGGCGGAAGAATGCGGCGAACGCGTCGTCAAGCCGCTTCAACGGCCAGCGCTGGAGAGCGACTGGAAATTCCGTGTAACCGGGATCGCCGCGCAATTCCGTAAGCTCACGACACTGGCGCACATAGCCCATCGTCTTGCCGAGCTTCTGGTAGGCAGAGATGCGGGACTCCAGCGCGGAGTTGTAAATATCTCGTGTGTGATCAAGCGCAGCGCGCAAACGGACGTGCTGCGCCTTGCGCGGCAGCAATCGGAACTTGTACGTTCGGATGAGTTTTGGTACGGCTTGCTTAGCCAAGGCGATCTCCAGTCGCTACGGTCAGGGTCGATTCGGCGGTGACACGCCCATCGGCCCGAACTTTTTACCCCCAGGCGCGCGCATAAGTCAAATCTCAGCCATCTGCGGCCTGTGGCGGGGCGGCGTCAAGTCCGGGAGGATCGCCGGGGCCGGGCCATTCGAGCAGGATCGACCAGCGCGTGTGATGCGTCACGGCCTGCTCGGGCACGATCCAGCCCTCGGCCTGCATGCGCTTCGCCTCGGCTTCCGTGCGTGCCCATTGCAGGACGCGGGTCACGTCGCCAGAGCCTTGGCGAGCCGCTTGCCACGGACGAGCTTCGTCTTGCCGGTCGCGATGCCAGCCACAGCCTTACCAGCCGTTCTGGCGTCGAGAAGGTCTTCAAGCGTTGCGCCGTCTTCGCGTTTCGCAGTTTTGGATGTGAACTTTTCCCAGCGTCGGATGATGACCTCGACATATTCTGGCGCGATCTCAATTCCTAGACAGATGCGCTTCTCCATCTCGGCTGCGATGAGCGTTGTTCCAGAGCCGAGGAACGGGTCGTAGACGGAATCTCCGGGCTTCGAATTGTTTAGGATGGGCTTGCGCATGCACTCAATCGGTTTCTGTGTCGAGTGCCCCGTTTCTGATTTGTGCGGCTTGTCGATCTCCCACAGCGTCGACTCTGTGCGACTCCCGTTCCAGTGCGCGGTCTTGCCTTTGCGCACCGCGTACCAGCAAGGTTCGTGCTTGACGTGATAGTCGCCTCTGCCGATTGGGAATTGTTGCTTCGCCCAGATGATCTGCATTCGAAATTCGAATGCAGAATCGACGATGCTGTGGAAAAATTCCACCTGTTTGGCACCCGCCGGGTGCCAAACATAAATTACGTCGGAAGGGCAGAGCGCCCACGCTTCGCGCCAATCGGATCGGTTGTCGTTCGTCACTTTCCCTACCGCGCGAGCGCCGTAGGGACGCCCGTTTGCTCTGTCGGCGCGATTGCGCCAGTCGGCATCGTAGTTCACGCCATACGGCGGATCGGTGACCATCAGATGCGGCTTCGCGCCGTTGAGAGGCCGCGCCACGTCGTCAGCCTTCGTCGAGTCGCCGCATAGCACACGATGCTTCCCGAGCAGCCAAAGCTCGCCGCGCTTCACGACCGGATTTGCAGGAACAGGCGGCGTCTCTTCGGCGCGCTCGTTTGTTTCGTCGAGCGTGAATCCTGGGACTTCGAGGTCCGCGAGTTCGTCGAGTGAAAAGCCCATTTCCTCGATTAGGTTGAAGTCGCCGTTTAGCTCGTCGAGTTCGGTGCGGAGAATGTCGAGATCGTAAGAAGCATTGAGTGCGGACTGGTTGTCCACAATTGCGTACGCGCGCCATTGCTTCTCGGTGAGGTCGATCGTGACGGTGGGGACGGATTTGATCTTTTCGAGGATCGCCATGCGCACGCGAGCGTGACCGGCACCGATTGAACCGTCAGGACGAAGCAAGACCGGCGACGTCCATCCGAAGCGTCGATACGAGGCCCTGAGTTGTTCAATTTGCTCGGGACTATGGACACGAGAATTTCTCGCATCCGGCTTCAGTTCCTTCGGATCGCGGTACACGATCTCGAGCGGCTTGCCGTTCGCCTGCGCGGGGAGCTTCGGGGCCGCTCGTGTTCCAACCTTTGCCATTACGCTGCCATCCTCGGAAACTCTTTGTGCTCGCGACCGTCGAGCAAACATCCGCCATCTTTCGGCCGTTTGCCGCCGTTCTGTTTGTGATGGAACGCAATGTCCACAGCGTAGCACTGATCGCGCAACGACCGGATCCACGCGGGGTCCGTTTGGCGATGATGCGACCCACTCTCCCCGCCTGAAATCACCCACGAAATGTTCGTCGTGCATGGCGTGTCGAAGTCGTTCAAGCATACCTCCAATCCCGCCAGTGCGAGATTGATCGGTCCGAGCAGCGGCTCGCATGAGAGGAACCGGACGGCCGCAGGAACTGCGACGAGGTGCGGCACCCGCCTGTTAGCCTCAGTCTGATTTTCTGCCGTCGTGCCGAGCCAAACATTCGGCCACGGCCACGGGAGGAATTTTGCGAGGTCGCCGCTCGGAAGCATTTTCGCGATGTTCTGCGGCCGCTTCGTCAACAACAGCCAATCGAGATGCGGTGTCTCGGCTATCAGTTGCCACAGGTCTCTACGCCATTCTGGTTCCCACTGATTGTCGAACACATCCGACAGCGAAGCGCAGAACACGCGCGGTCGGCGCCCCGACAGCGCGGCATCGCGATCCCACTTCAGAGGCTTGCGCCAGTTCTCAGGCGTCGTGCGGCGGCGTTCGCCCTGCCACAACTCCGGCTGACCGGCCCGCTTGGCCCAAGATTCCGCGTAGCAATGATCGCATGCCGCGCTCACCTTCGTGCATCCCACGACCGGATTGAACGTGCTGTCCGCCCATGAAATTTCGGTTCTCTCACCCATCACGCCCTCGCTGCTTTCGGTCTCGCCAGACCATACGCTTCGTCCGGGACTCGGCAACCGGGCTCGCCGGGCTTCGGGCCCCATTTGTCCGACCATGTGCCGGGCGGAAGGTCAGCGTCGCCGCTCGTGCCGTCCCAAATCCGCACCCGATTCGCCCACTCTTGCGGCGTGCCGTTGATGGGAATGACGGTTGCGGTCTGCATCGACGCCGGCGCGCGGATAAAATTGATCTGATTGCAGTACCACGTCGCCCAGGTGCGGGGCCAGCTCAGCGCCTTGTGCTCCGCGTGGTGACGGCGGAAGTGATCCGAGACCTCTTCGATCTTCAGGCAGATGTCGGGCCGCTTGTGCTTGCGCCAGTATTCGAGGGCGTTGTCGAGGGCGATTCGGTCCGGGAAGTCCGCAGACAGCGGCGTGCCCTTCGCGGTCTTGGTCGCATCACGCTTTGCCCGCACGGCGCCGCGGACAGCGAGGGCAATGACACGAGACATGCCGCCGTTCGATGCGATGTAGGTTCGTGACCCGGCTGTGTCGTGAGCCGTCCACAATTCGAGCAGGCCGTTGGCGAATTGCGTGTCGTCCATCAGCGTTGCTTTCCGTGAACTTGGCAACCTTCCCAATGGAAAGACCTGTGCGCTTCTGCCATGTCAGTCAGGAACCATCCGCGCTTCGTTTCGAGAAGGTCGACCGACCAAGCTCCGCCAACAGCGCGCCCTGCATCAGATGCGATCTTTTCTAGCGCGGCCAAGTCTGGCGGCGTGCAGAATTCTTCGTAACTCATAGGGGGTCCGGAATATACCGGGTTGCCATCGTCAAGCGCGTGACGAGGCCAGTAGGGATGCCAGCACACAACTTTATCGTCTTCGACGAAAAACCGAAACTCTCGGCAAATCGGCATGTTGCTGTATCCGCGGCAGACGCCGATGGGCATCGTAGGAAGGAACTCTCGGATTGCCCAAAAGTTGTAACCTAACTCTCCTCCGGGAGCGCAGCACTCGCTGAAATATACGATGTGCGAAATATGGTCGGCCAATTCCGCGTACGCCTTGACGTAACATGCTAATTCCCAATCGTGTTTCGCGGATGTGAATTCCGTCCGCACAAAACATGGATATCCAAGGGATTCGGCTATCGGCTCAAGTGTCTTGACGAACGCAGCGTATTCGCCATGCATCTGTTCTTGGTCAAAGCTTCGGAATAAGTCGCGCTGTGCATCAGTCGGCATTGGCACCATCGTCGTGCGAGGGACAGGAAGCCCAGCCGCCTCAATCTTCGGGAACCAGTACGACATCGCAGTCTTGTCAATTTCCCTCATGGCAGTTCGCCTTTCCATTCGCTCGGGTTGATGTGGTTCACGGGCCGATCACCGCGCGAAATTCTTCGTTCAGCGCGATTGCGTCAGGATGTCGTTCGATCCGTCCGCGGCGTTGCGTTTGATCGCAGCCACCGCGAAGCACATTCAGAAGATCGGCTTCGCCGACGCGCAGCCGTTCGATCCAGATAATCTCTGAGACGTCCCACGCGCCATCGCCGTCGAGGACCGCCAGCACGGGAGCAACGCCAGCGTCCAATAGTTCGCGTATCCAAGCGAGAACGCGGCCGGCTTTCCCGTCGCGCGCGTTTTTCAGATGATAGGCGAGGCGAACTTTAGAATTCCTCGTTTGCCCGACATACCGGATCGCCTTTGCTTCGTCGCGCGGGTCATAGAGCCCGTACACGAGGCACCACGAAGCGCCTCTGCGTTTGTGCATCTTTCGCTTGTGGCGCTTGTGCCACTTTTTGCTTCCGACCGTCGCCTTCATCGCGCCTCTCCATAGCTTCCCCACTTTCCGCCCACCGGAGTATGGTGGAGGCCGCCTATGGCCAAGAGGATTCCTCCCCCGCGTACTCGTCACTCGGGCTTTCGCCCCGGCCCTGTCCTTAAGGCCGTCCGCCTGAGAGCGTTGTTATGGCCGCCCTCCTGGAAAACCCTACGAGGCTTTGGACTTGGGGTTTCCCGACCGTCACCATCTCATACGTTCGCGCTCGCGCGCGCTCCGTTTGGGCCGCTGGGTGCCGTGGGGAGCAGAGCCAGCGATTTGTGACGGTCTAGGCGACCGCCGGGCCGTTGAGGACGGATCGGCTTGCGCGGGGAGTGGGGAAACGCTATATCAAGCGCGCCCCTCGGAAGGCTTTTCCTCCCTACGCAAGCGGCCCGGAACGCCCTCAAAGGCACCGGGCCGTTTCGCTTTCCATAGCCATGCTGACCGCTCAGACGGCATAATGCCGGGCGGCTTTGCGTGAATGTGGAAGGCGTAATTTTCATTTCGCTAACTCGCGCCGCATTTCCCATCGGCGTTTCATATGCTCGTGCGCCTCTGGCTTTCGGAAAGGGGCGCCAATCTTTCGAAGCAACGAATTCACATGCTGCGGACTATTAAAATCAAGAAACCGAGCGATTTCGCGCAATCTATATCCATCGCCAAAAGCAAGCGCGGCAATGGTTTTTTGCCGCAATTGGCGATCCCGTTTGACCTTTGTCTTAGCTTCAGCCTCTGCGCGAGCGACTTGCCCTGAAGCGATTCTCGCAGCCATTGTGGCGCCGATGCCGTGCCTAATAGCTACCCCAACGCGGTCCAAAATTTGATGAACGCGCTGCTTCGAGATGCCAAATTCCGCGCCCGTCTCTTCCATTGAGTGCGGCGTCAGATAGTGAGCAACGATCCGCGCGTCTCTGGCTGGATCGTGCTGATTGCTTCTGGGCGTATTTGTGACTGAGTTCATGTTCCTACGGTTCCAGGGAGCTGCCGCCGAGCCTGACCTGGAACGCCCAGGCCCGGCCGACAACCGCGAACAGATGGCTTGCTTAGGGCCATCAAGCGGACGGAATGTGCGGCAAGTCGACCGCGCCCGTCAAGCCCCTCACGATTGGCCCAGATTCGGAAAATCGCAAGCCGCTATGTCTTGTGCCTCCGCGAGACGAATCACAACGGGCGCGATGCAAGAGGGAACGTCACGCGAACGCCTTTATGAACTCCGCCGCGACTTGCGGGACGATGGCATTGCCGTAGGCGCGCAGCTTAGATGTTCGACGCTGTATCCCATGAGCCAGCGGGAATGTCCCGGGCTCAACTGGCCGCGATCTTCCGTCTGTGCAGGCGAGCCATTCGAGATTTGACCAAGCGTCATCGCCTGTCGCGTTAGCGATTGATATTGGCCGCTCGCCCTCGTCACATTGTCCGCGTCGTCCGCCGTTGGTGTCGCCCAACTCGCGAGGATCGCTTCCGACGCCAAACATCCCCCGCCGCCCTTCGGATTGAGGCGATTCCCCGCGCCGCGCTTGTGCGTGTCGTGCGCTTGCGGGGTTGTCCAAGCCGCTAGGCTCGATACCGCCGTCAGAGTGTCCGCCACTCCGCGGCCGTGACGCATTCCCGAACTCTCGCTGTCTTCCGCGCGCGGAGTCGGCCAGGAACTCACCAGCGCGACCGTCTTGCGCCCGCTGTCCGTGTTCCCCGCTTCGTTGTAGCCCCGCTGCGCCGGCGTCCCCGCCATTGGCGTCGGCCACGAACCAAGTTCGCTGTCTGATGTGCGGCGCGCCGATGCCACAAGCTGGAAGTACGGACGCCCCGCAGGCGTAGCCCGCGCCTTCCATGTCAGCGAAAACAGCGTCGAGCCAACCCCATCCAATTGCCGCTTCAACCTGCTCTCCAAAGACGATTGCAGGGCGTGCGACGGAGATGAGAGAAAACCACGCAGGCCACAGGTGACGGCTGTCATCGGCCGCCTTGCCCGCTCCGGCGGCGCTAAAGGGCTGGCAGGGGCAACTTCCTGTCCAAACAGGTCGATCATCGGGCCATCCTGCGAGCCTGAGTGCGACAGACCACCCGCCGATTCCAGCGAAGAAATGGCATTGCGTGAAGTCGCGGAGATCGGCGGCGGGAACGTCGATGATTGATCGTTCGTCAACTTCACCATCGGCAATGTGTCCCGCAGCAATAAGGTTGCGCAGCCATTGTGCTGCATAGGGGTCGATTTCATTGTAGTAGGCGCTCACCCCGGCGCTCCGAACGCCAGAAGGTCGGCTGTCTGTTGCGTGCTGCGTTCCGGCGCGTATTCGCAGACCGTCGCGGTCGCGGGGTTGCACCACAGATCGAGATTGAGCACCGCCGCGTTGCCGTCCCGATTCTTCCACCCGAGCAGGCGAAGCTTGTTCCGATGCTCCGCCATTTCGGCGTTCCACGAGATCCATTCAGGCGGCGGGCCGCCGGCGTTGTGCTTGCCTTCAGGCTCACGGCGCTCGATGAAAAACGCCTTGCGGAACGGGCTGACGATGATGTCGAAGGCCATCTCGATCCCGCCCGATTCGCGGATATCGGCAACGCTGGGCGGCGCCTCGGAAAGCTGTCCCTTGGCGTCGGTCGCCTTGTTCTTGAGCTGCACCAAGGCAATCAGCGACCAGCCGAGTTCTCCACAGATATCGCCGAGGTCGTAGGATATCTCCGTCAGGTCTTCGTCGCGCCGCTGGTCGCGCTTTCCGCCCTTCTCGGGCTTGACCTTCTGGATGAAGTCCAGGATCGCAACGCCTTGCTGGCCCGGATACCGCCGCGCCATCTCGCGCACCCGGCCGCGGAACGTCGCCACGTTGATCGTCGGATTGTCGTCTATGTCGATCGCCCATGCCTGCATCTCGTGTTGCGCGAGCGCCAGGCGATAGATTTCCTTGTTAGAGAGCAGGCCGGCCCGGAACTTCGAATACGAAATGTAGGGCTCTCCTGGATGCAGGAACGACTCAACGTCGCACGCCGCGCGATCGCCCCATTGCTTCGCCCGCATGTCACCGCTTGCGATGAAGACCGGTGCACCATTCCGCGCCAGTCCGTTGGCGATTGCCGAGGCGGTCAAACTCTTGCCCATTCCGGTGCGAGCCGCGATCGCTACCCGGTCGCCCGGCTGTAGGCCGCCTATGGCGCGATCAAACGGGCCGATACCTGTCTCGACGGCCGCAATCTTCTCGCCCGCCAGATGCTTCTCGGCTTGCGTGAGGCTGGCCGTGACAACGTCGGCAAGGTGCTTCGTCCCGGTCTTTCGCCCCTCCCCGATTCGGAGCAGCGCGTCGGCGTGGCGGGTCACGAGTTCATCCGAGGACCGATCGCCCGTCGCCGCATAGGCGTCGTCAAGAAGCGATTCGCCTATCTCGATCAGCCGGCGGCGTTGGGCGAGTTCCTTGAGCGCGCGCGCGTATTCCGTGACGTTCGGGCGAGCCGGTGCCGCCTGGGCGAGATTCGCGAGGTAGCCGATGCCTCCGACGATCTTGAGGCCGTCATCGTGCGCCATCACGGAATTGAGGATCAGCGGGTCGACTTTGCCTTCGGCCGAGAGCGCGAGGATGAGCCCATAGATGCGCTGGTGAAGCGGGTCGAACAAAGCTTCGGGCTCAAGGTCGGCGGCGAGGACTTCGATCAGCCGGTTGTCGACCAAACAGGCCCCGATGGCGGCCTGTTCAAGCTCGATCGAACAGGGCAGCGATCGTCTGAAGTCTTTCTCCGGCTTGTTCATGCCAGCATGCTCGCGAGCGCGGGCGGAAGTTCCGCCTTGGCGCGGTAGCTGTTGATCAACTCCAGTGCTTCGTCGACGCGCTTGATCCGCCCATCCACCCGCCAGCCACCTTCAGCCAGCGACACCGTGTGACCCTTGCGCGTCAGGTAGGAGATGACATGGATGCGGCCATCGTCGGCGTCGAGCGCGCTGCGGCCATGCTCGGGGTCGCCAGCGATGGGGAAGCGTGTGCCGTTGGGAGGCGTCGGGCGGGCGTGAGACGGCTTACTTGCAGGTGAGGGGCTGATACTTATAGGTGCGACCCGCGCCGGTTCTGATTTCTGCGCTGGTTTGGTAGCCGCTGCAACCTCTGCAGGTCGGTGCTCAACGGCTTTGGAAGGCAATGAGGCTGGCGCGTCATATTTTCCGACGCATTTCCCAGCTTTCGAATCGTACACGCCTACGCGCGGGGCCCCGAACGTCAGGCCGTCATAGGCGTAGCGATGCTTTCCAAGCTTGCGGATTCTGATGTAGCCTTTTTTCGCGAGCGAAAGAGTGTGTGTCGACGCGCCAATGACGCCCGACGCCTTGTCCAAGGCGACGCCGGATGTTTCCGCGCCGCGCGTCATGAGGACGGCGGAAAGCACCTTGAACTGAAGCGCCGTCAGCGGCTCAAGCGTCGCGCAGTCGATCGCTTCTGGCAGGGGCGGATATTCCTCGGCGCCGTCGTCGGGCGGCTCTGGAGTGTTGCCTTTAACAGCAACAGGCGTGGCCTCAATTGCAGGTTCCGGGGGTGAAAGTGCAACTGCCTGCGCGGCAGGGCTCAATTCCGCAATGACCGCGGCGGGAAGCTCAGCGAGATCCTCGCGCGTTAATAGCGCAACAGCGGCTCGGCTGATTTCCTCGGTACGTTCGATCCTGGTGTGCGCGATGCTCTCGCGGCGGATCATGCGATCAGGCGTGACGCGGGAGGCCGGGAGTTCGCGCGCCGTTATCTGGCACAGCAGTTCGCCTTCCTCGCCGCCCTTGTCACCTTCCCACTCGTCGCGCATCTGCTCGATTTCGGCGTAGCTTTTCGCGCGCGCCTCACTCACAAAGACGGCGACGCGGCGCCAGACGTTCGACTCGTCGTCGAAAATCAAAAAAACGGACCACTCGCACGGACGAGTCTGGATGTACCGATATTCGAATTTTGGTTGATCTTCGCTCATGCCGCGTCCGGCTCTGCGGGCTCACCGCTGGAAAGCTTGCCGTCCTTGGGCCGCACAAGCGCGCGGAGGATCTGCATGCCTTCGCCGCGACGTCCGGCGTCCATAGCCTCAACGGCCGCGCGGACGTCGGAACGGATGCGTTCGAGCCGGCCCCGCATCAGGGCCTCCTTGGCCGTCACGGCCCGCTGTGCCGCCATCAGCTCGAGATGCAGCCGCTCGTTTTCCTTCAGCGCATCGCTCGGCTCAATGCCGCGCGCGCGCTTCGCCTTGTCACTGAAATTGACCGAGGATTGTTTGCCCATCAGTTCGCCCTATCGACCCACCAGCGGAACGGCTCTGGACGGCGCGGGCCAGCCAGAATGTCGCCAGGCGGACGATACCGGCCCGCAACCGCTAGGCGTTCAAGTGCGTCTTTGAGTGATTGAGGCATGTCGTTTCCCCTTCAAGGAACTGCCGCCAGTCTCAGCCTCGAAGGGAGTGCTTTGCAGCATTCACGCTCTGAGACTGGCTGACAGCCGCATTTGCCGAGACCGTCGCCCCGACGCGAATAGTTAATGACTGTCCCGCGAGATTCGTCAAGTCCGCGCTCCCGGCTTCCAGCGGCGAAGACAGACAGGAATATCAAGATAGGGGTATGGTTCGATCCCCGCCTGCGCTTCCGCATAGGCCCGCGCGCACCGAAGGCGCCGGAATGTCTGCGAGAAGAACCCGCCGGGCGCGTTGGGATAGGACGCCGGCCTAACAAACCAGCGCCAGGGGCGGTCCCGCTCTATGACCATCGGACGCGGGCCTTCCACGATATACCGGCGAAGCCCGAGACGCTTCAGACCTTTCCGGGAGGCGCTCATGGTCAATGCCGGAGAAATGGCCAGTAGTTCCGGAGGGGAATTATACGGTTGACTGACATCAGGCAGCCCTCCGCACCTTTCTGGACACACGCGCCGCATCCGGCACGTTATGTGTCCACGGACCATTCCCGGCCCGCTGCAGAATGACCTTTGCGGCAGCAACATCGCGGTCAAGCACACAACCGCACGGGCACGAGTGCGCCCGCTCAGAGAGTTCCTTCCGCTTGATGACGCCGCATTCTGGACATATCTGCGAAGTGTAATTTGGATCAACTTCGATCACACTGCCACCGGCTCTTGCGGCCTTGTAGCGGAGAAATTGATTGAAGCGCCCCCATGCAACATCGTGAACTTCCTTCGCCAGCATTCCGCCAGCGAGGCCCTTGAGATTCAGTTTCTCTACCGCAATCAAACTGAACCGCGCGGCAATAGAGGCCGTAATCTGATGCAAATAGGTCTCGCGAGAGCGAGCGATTTTCGCATGCTGATCCGCCAGCCTCGCCTTAATCTTGCGTCTCCGATTGGACCCACGCTTGCACCTCGCGAGCGCGCGTTGACGACGCCGAATTTCTGCCTGCGCCAGGCGGGACGGCCTAGAATTGGCAATCAATTCACCGGTCGAAAGCGCTGCCAACGTAGTGATACCAACGTCGATCCCGACTGCGGGGCCGCGATGTTCAGCAACGCACGGAATTTCGACAGTCAACAGCGCGTACCAGTTTTGGCCTTCGCGCTTCACCTTGCAGGCGACTGGTTTTGATGGCAGCGGGCGGTGCAAATGCAACCGAACGGACCCGATGCCCTTCATACGAAGGCGAGAGCCTTTCACTGCCCAGCCCAAACGATCCGAGAAGCCGAATGTCTTGAACCATTCGCGGCCACGAAAACGCGGAAAGCCGGGCCGACCGTTACGAGATTTGACTCGCCGGAAGAATGCCGCAAAAGCCAAATCGAGTTGTTTCAGCGGCCATCGTTGCAGAGAAACAGGATAAATTGTCCAAGCCGACTCAGCGCGTAATTCGGTCAGGCCCTTACATTGGTCTGGCCAGCTTCGGCCTTTGCCAGTCTTGCGATAGCAGTCAATCCTCTCGGCGAGAGCTGCGTTGTACAAATCGCGAGTGTGATCCAAGGCCGCGCGCATCTTGTCGTGCTGGCCGCGCGAGGGCAACAGACGCGTCTTGTACGTCAAAAATTGGGTGGCTATGTTGGTGTCAGCCGACACGGACTTACTCTCCGTCAAGGTCAGGGCTGGGCGACGCGGAAACGTCGGATCAGCCCGAACTTTATCGGGCGGCGGCGAAGAAATGTCAAACAGATAGTTAACGGCGCACTTTTCTTCCGGAGCGTTTCCTTGTCCTCTTCGGACCATTGGTCGTTTCGGGAGGCTGGCATTTGATCTCCTATCGCTTGGCGAAGAGAGGCGTCGAGCGCGGACTCCACTTTGGATAGTAGGTCGACATACCCCAACTCCAGACCGCGTTGCTGTCGGCTTGGTTGTCGTCCTCGTAGGGCCATCCGAACAGCGTGCACCGGTCCATGACGGCCTGCTTTGCCTTCTTGCTCGGAAGGTTGCCTATCCCGATAAAATGCTTTCGAACCGTCGAGACGGCAACGCATTTCACGAGGCACCCGGCATTGTGCGCCCCCGCGCGCGCCGCCCCGGTAAGCTGGACCAGCGCCATGGTGATCGCCGCCCCGTGCTCGCTGTCATTGAGCAGGAGCGGGGCTTCGATGCAGACGCGCTCGGCCTTGATCGCGCGCGCCATCATCAGGACGGACTCGTAAATGCCACCAAGCGTGCGATCGAACACGTCGGCCCCAGCGCCTGGCATGCGCCACACGCCCCCCTTCGGCGCGCCGTCATTCTGGCCGCCGAAGGAAAACCCGGTTTTGACGGTCGACAGGTCCAAGGCCAGGATCACTCCGCAGCCTCGGCTTCTTCGCGGAGTTCGATGGCACCATTGTTGGGATGCTCGTCGGCGCCGGCGATCCGCTCGGCCGACACTTTGCCCCAGCCGATCTTATAGCGCTCGTGCAGCGAGGAGCCGGCCGGGTATGGATTACTGGCAAACTTCCCGCCTTCCGCATCCTTGCGCCCGCGCGCCTCGGCGGCGTCATCAACGTCCCCGAGAAGCGTGTCATGCAACGTAATTTGGATCGGGGCCCCGGTCTTCCGCAGCACATAGCCGTCGATCTGCAACTGCCGCTTGATGTCCTCGGTGTCCATGCCTTCGAACTTGATCGCGCGCTTCACGGCGTCGAGCAGTTCCGGGCTGACCTTCTTCGCGGCTTTGCAGCAGCCATCGAACAAGTTTTTCGCAGTTTTCATGCGATCCGTTGCGCCCTTCAGTGCCCGGAAATGCATGTCAAAGTCGCCGTCGTCGATCTCAACTTCCTTGAGTTCCAGTTCGCCCGTGCGGCCCTCGACTTCGGCGGCTTTCTTGCCGGTCATGGATTCCGCGCGTGATTTTTTGCCTCCGCGCTTTGCTTTGCCCTTCGCGGGCGTCTTAGCGCGCGTTCCTCGTTTTGCTGCCATGTGGTTCAATCCTTCATTGGGTTGGGGTTATCGCCGCAAGCACCTTGTCGACGGTGTGCGGGAATGGCTTCCGAGCGGGTTTCCGCTTTAGCTTCAGCACGAACGCTGGATCGTTCAGAACGCGCTTGCCGAATGCCGAAGGGCTCTCCTTCGTCTTTTTCAGGTGAGCGTTAATCTGGGATAGGAGCTGCTTGGGTGTCATTTACGATCTTTCACGAAATGCGCGGGCGCGGCATCCAATCGCCGCGCCCCGCTCTAGGATATCGAGCACTTCTGAGAGTGTATCGCGGCTTTCAAGGGCTTTTCCTCGCCTCTTGCATCCCGCTCATTTCCGCCTCCATCGTTATCATTGGCAGGAAACCCACAATCCATCGGGGCTTCTTTGGGTCGAATCACATTGAGGCAATCTATTGCTTTGTGCAATACCCCCTTGCATGGCGAGCAAGGGCCCCCTATGCTATTCCAGCAAGGGCGAGTTCGAAGCGCCTTTCTCGAAGGGACACGCAATGCCAGAAAATGCCCATATCTACGCGCTTTCCTGCCGCATAGGTCGCGACTTCAGCCAGGCGACGATCGAGCGGGGCGACGGCGAATCGGTCGGCGTCCCGGCGCAGGAAATCGGCTCGCTGCTCTGCGACATGGCTGTGGATGACGACGCCCGTGAAGGCAAGCGTGCGCACCATCTGAGGGTGCTCGGCGAATGGTTTGAAGCCAAGCGGGCCAAGGTGCGGCTGGTGCTGGCATGAGCGTGACACCCGGACCGTGGGTCGACGCCCACAACGTCAGCCACGAGCCGACGGTGCGCGCCAAACGGCTCAATCATTCCGCAAACGACAACGGCGGATTCATCATTGCGACGTTTCACGGGCCGGATGCGCGAGAGAATGCCCGCCTGTGCTCAGCCGCGCCGGAATTGCTTTGGGCGCTGGATATCGCGGTCCGCAAGCTCGAAGCGTGCGCCAGATTGGGCGGGAATTCTACCGAAGCAATCGCCGCGCTGACCGAAGAGATGCATGCCGCCATCTCCAAGGCAAAGGGTTCCTGACATGACCTACGAACCTCTCCCGCCCAAGCCTTCCGCACTGGAAGACGCAGCGGCCGTCATGGCAGCGCTGGCAATATTTGTGATCGTGATCGTGTTCTATGTGGTGGCGAAATGAGCATGAACGCTTCAATACACTGGCCCGCCAAGGTCAGTCACTACAGCCACATTAGCACGCAGGCGCATTCTGTCCGCATCGAGGACAAGGACGGATCGGACGTGGTGCTGTTTTTCTACGGCAAGTCGGACGAGGACATTGCCGCGCTCGTGGCCGCGTTCCGTAATCTGATGAAGGAACCAGCCCCGAGTGCGTAGCCCAACCCCCGAGTCGCAATCCCTCGCATGGTGGACGCGCGCGCTCGAATACCATGAGCGCAACGGCTCCATGCGGGGGTGCGATGCGGCAGGGGTGCGGATTACAGACGAGCCGCAGCCAGGATTCTACCGCCGCCGCCTTGTCCGCAATGGGCCGTGGGTCGCGGCGCGCATCTGGCTTGAAGCGGAGACCGATGAAGACGGCTCGCTGGCATCGGACGAAGTTCTCAAATGCGAAGTCGGCGGCAAAGCGCGCGATCCAGCCGATCAGTGGACCTATCTCGCTTCGCACCCGATCCCGCGCGAGGAATACGACTACATGATGGATAACCAGCGGTGGTGCGAGCAGAACGATCCGAACGATCCTGTGTCTCAACCGGAGCGCCCTATCGACTTCAACAAGCTACCAACCCCGTTCTAGGAGGAATTCATGAACGACGCCACCGCAGCCGATACCGGCCTCGGCCACAACATTCTCGCCGGTCTCCGCAAGGGAGCCGAGCTAGACGACCATCTGACCCTGACGCACCTAGAACTGACGAAGCGCGCCGAGGATCTGATCGCCGCGGAATCGCGTATGCCGGAGATCGACAGCCCGGAAGCGGACAGCAAGGCGACCGAATTCGTCAAGCAGATACAGGCTTGCGTGAAGGCGCTCGATGCTGCCCGCGAGGGCGAGAAGGAGCCCTACGATACCGAGGCGAGCCGCGTGCACGCCTTCTTTCGCGGGCCGATGGACAAGCTAACGGCCCCGACGAAGAACGCCCCCCCCGGCGTGAAGGAGCGCGTCCAGTCGGCCCAGACCCGGTACAAGCTGAAGATTGCCGAGGAAGAGCGGCACATTCGCGAAGCCGAGGCAGCGAAGGCCAGAGCCGAGGAAGACAAGCGGCGTGCTGAAGCCCTCAGGGCACAGCAGGCGGCCGACGAGGCGGCGCGTGCGGCGGCGCGCAAGCGGAACGTCGAAGAGCGCGAGAAGGCTGACCGAGCGGCCGCGCTAGCGAAGGCGCGGGCCGACGAAGCGGCGGCGGCGGAACGGGTCGCAGCCGAGGCCCGCGCGGCCGCGGACAAGTCGGCATCGGCCAATCTTGCGGACCTTTCCCGCGCGCGCGGAGGTCATGGAGGCGTTTCGAGCCTCAAGACGGAGTGGACGTTCCGTGATTTGGACCGCGCCACGCTGGACCTTGAGAAGCTTCGTCAGCACATCCCGCTGGCTGGGCTCGAGCAGGCAGTCAGGGCTTTCGTGAAATCGGGCGGACGTGAAATCCGCGGCGCCGTCATTTTCGAAGAAGCCAGCACGAGGGGCGCATGAGCGCGATCCAGGGGCTGACGTGCGGGACGTGCCGGTGGTGGGCGAACGGCGAATGCCACCATCGGTCGCCAGCCGTCATAGACACATCCTGGGACCACGAGACCGGCCGCGTGTTCGAAACGCGATCCGCCTTCCCGCCAACGCAGGCCGAAGAATTCTGCGGAGACTGGGAGGTAAAGCTTCATCCGAACGAACGGCCGATGTTCGCTCTGGACGGCACCATGTTGGACGAAAACGGCAACCGATCAATCTTCGACGACGTCGACAAGTAGGAACATGACAATGGCGAAATCCACCACCACGAAGGACAAGACGCAGGCGCAGACATTGCCGCCGGAGCAGCCCACCAAGGGGCAGGAAGTCGTCCGCCTGGCGGCCGAGAGGCTTCCATACCACCCGCTGATCGAGGAACGCTTCGGCGTCGATCGTGCTGGCTGGCGCGTACTGGTCGAATCCATTTGGCCCGGCGCTCAAAGCCTCGAATCCGTCATCATGGCGCTTTCGTATTGCCGCGCCCGCCAACTCGATCCGTTCAAGAGGCCGGTGCACATCGTGCCCGTCTACAATTCGGCGCTGCGGAAAACCGTTGAAACCGTTTGGCCGAGCATATCGGAACTGCGCACCACGGCGATGCGAACCGGCTCCTATGCTGGTTGCGATCCATGTGTGTTCGGCGACGACATCGAGAAAACCTTCTTCGGCGAGAACAGGGATCACAAGGAAGAGCAGGCCACCGTCACGTTCCCGGAATGGGCGCAGATTACGCTTTACCGGATGCTACAGGGGAACCGCGTGCCGTTCCCTGGGCCGCGCGTTTATTGGGAGGAAACCTACGCGACGAAGAGCCACTTTTCTGAACTGCCAAATTCGATGTGGGAAGGCAGGCCGCGCGGGCAGCTCGAGAAATGTGCCGAAGCGGCGGCCCTGCGTCGCGCCTACCCGGAAGAGCTTGGGGGCGAATACGCCGCCGAGGAAATGGCCGGCCGCGTTGTAGACCACGGGGGAGCGCCAGCAACGCGGCCCACAGAGCGCCCACGGCGCGAGGACTATCTCGGCAAGCCGGCGATCGAAGTGCCGCAGGAAACGTCTGCCAAGGCCCCCATCGAGCCTGAGACGAAGCCAAAGGCGGAAGTGAAGCCCGAACCCATCAATGCGCCAGAACAAGCGGCGGATCAGAAGCCCGCGCCCGAGCAGCAACGCGAGCCCGACGAGACGGCGGACTGGCTTGGCAAGCAATCCGATCTCGCCGATTCCTGCGACGCCATGTCGGACCTCGATCATATCGACGATCAGGTGTGCCGCGAACTGGCACAGAAGAACCGCGAAGACGATCTCCGGCCGAAGTGGAACGCGACCTATAAGACAAACCGCGATCGGCTGAAAGGCGCGAAGGCGTAGGCAGTGAGCGACGACAAGCAAATCCTGTTCGTGTGGGAGGGCGATCTACTTCGCCCCGCGTCGCAGCGCTGGCAACGGGATTGCGACGCTGAACTTGTCATTGGCGAGAGGTATCTCGTCAGCGTCGTTCATCCGGCCTCGGAAGCGTCGAGAAGGCATTATTTCGCGATGCTCAAAGATTCTTGGATGAATTTGCCTGAGACGATCGCCGGGATGTATCCCTCGCCGGAACATCTCCGCAAGCGCGCACTGATCCAGACCGGCTACTGCGACACGCAAACCCTTGTCTGCGCATCCAAGGCCGAGGCGAAGCGCGTTGCGGCATTCATCCGGCCGACAGACGAATTCGGGGTCGTGACGGTTCGAGAGGCTACGGTGACGCGCTACACGGCGAAGAGCCAGTCGATGCGCGCAATGGGAAAACAGGACTTTCAGGCTTCGAAACAGGCGACACTCGATTGGGTGTCTGACCTGATCGGCGTCGCGCGGAAACAACTGGAGGAGAATAGACCGTCATGAAACAGCAAAAGGAAATCGTCGCGGCTCAACGCGCCAAGGCGAAGGCGGGGAAATAGGAGATGGACGTGGAGAACATTTTGTTGGTCGTTCTTGCGGCTTTCGCGATCATTCTGATTTGGATCCTGTGGCTTTACCCGCTCTGGCGCGTATGGGCAGCGCATCAACGGGGGCTCGCTGACCTCGCGCAGGCCCGTAATGAGCAAACGATCCAAGTTGCCGAAGCACAAGGGCGTTTGAACGCCGCCGAATTGAATAAGCAGGCAGCGATCATCGAAGCGCAGGCCGTCGCCGCCCAGATCAAAGAGATCGGCGAAGGTCTGAAACAGCATGACCTCTATCTGCGCTGGCAGTGGATCAAGATGATGGAAGAGCGCGACGGCGACGAGACGATCTACGTCCCGACCGAGGCAAACCTACCGATCTTGGAAGCCAGCAGATTCTTGGCAGAGAAGAAATAGCATGTCCACGATCAGCAAAGCCCAAGCCGCGAAACGCGCCGCTGCACGAGCCGAAGACCGCAAGATCGGCCCGCGGCTCTATCATCTCCGCACAATGGCCGGCATGAGCCAGGGCGAGCTCGGGCGCAGAGTCGGCGCCGTGGGGTCGCAAATCAGCCGCTACGAAAAGACGATGGTGCCGCAGATGTGGATGTTAAGACTGCTTGCGGACGCGCTCGGCACGACGCTGAGCTATTTGGTGGGAGACGGGTGATGGGCAATCCATCCGACGACGAAAACTATCTGGACGACGACGAAGAGCCAGAAGATGAATTCGGCGATGACGAGTGCATGCTCATGGCGGACGGTCAATGCATGATGGCCGGTTCGGAATGGTGCGAATTCGAATGCCCGTGGCGCGATTCCGAATTCTTTGCCGGCAGCAAGGCGTGGAACGAAAAGCACAAGGTGAAGCCATGAGCCGCAAGCCCTTCACCAAGCGCGAGATAATCGACACGCTCCTGTATCGCGTCGAGATGCAGTTTGGTGAGCCGCTGAAGTGTGCGATCTCCGGCGAACCTATGCGCCCAGGTGATCCGGTGGAGATCGATCACATCCATGCCGACGCGCTCGGAGGCAAGCACGAGTATAGGAACTTCCGGCCGGTTCTGAAGGCGGCGCACAAGCCGAAATCGAAGCGCGACGTCCAAGCCCTCGCGAAGATCGATCGCATTACCGGCGTCACGAAGCAGGGGCCGAAGCGCAAGATCCCGACGCGCAAGTTCGCCAAGGCGCCGGAAGGCTTCAAGCATTTCGGCAGTAGGAAGATGAGGAAACGATGACGCCGCGCTCTCGCATTCACATGCTCATGGTCGCTGCCGCGCGGCTTGAGCAGGAAGGCGGCAATCCAAAGCTGATTGCGGATCTGCGCGAGAACGCAAAATGGAAAGCATCAACGAAAGCGGAGGGCCGGTTCCTTGATGACGAAGAGCGGCGGATCGGCCGGCAGCGTACCAAGTTCAATATGCTTCCGAGTAGCCGGTCTACGGACGAACTGAGGGACGCTATGCTCCAGCGCGCCTACGATTTGATGTGGGACGGCATGTGCACCGAATGCGACGCGCTTGTCGAATTTCTGCCGAGTGCCGATGTTGAACGCATGTTTGCCGCTTGGGAAAGCGACCAGGACGGCAAGACCCCGAAGTCAAAATTCTATGAGGCCGCCCAATGACCCACCCGACCAAACCCGTGACGCTGGCAGACATGCAGCAATGTGAGCATTGCGAGAAAGCGTTTCCCATAGAAACAATGACGATGATGGAGGATTGCTGGTTCTGCGAGGCTTGCGTGAAGGAGTGGCGCGCACATTTCGACGCCTGCGTCCATGATTGGCGACCATATACGGATACCATGGGCGATGAAGGCCGCATCTGCGACCGCTGCAACGGCTTCGTCGCGAATGAAGATGCCAAGGATTTAGGACTATGACCACGCCCCCAGACACCACTACAATCCGCAAGATGTTCAACGGCGACGCGACAGTAGAATCGCTCCTTGATAAGGTGGAGAGGCTTGAGCGGGCGGTTGATAGGGCCATGCCGAAATATCCCGATGAAGAAAGCGGCTCCGAAGAATCCACGCACGCTTTTTGGCTTGGCGTCGAAAAGACTAGAGACGCGATCCGCGCCGCCGCTGTCACCAAGCGAGATGGAGAATGAGTAAACTGAGCCCCGCTAGAAAGGCGCGTCTTCGCTTGCGAGCGAAAATTACAAAAACTCTCCGAGACGCCATGGTTGCGCAGTTACGTTCCGATGGTGCCTGTTGCGGTTACTGCGCCCACAAAGGATACACAATGAACAAGCGTCAAATGACGTGCGATCTGGAGAGCGACTTTTACGGCTATATGCCTGTGCGCTCAGACCACGTATGCCCGCGTTTCCAGTTACTAAAGGTGAACCCATGACCGACCGTCCGCCCGGCGACGTTGCGCTGACTGAACAGGTATCCAAGGCCGCACAATTCCTTGTTTCGAAAGGCTACAGAGACGCGGCCTCAATATCGTCGGTCGCGGTTGTCGATTTGCTTTGCGAATTCGCCGCCCTCTCCCGCCTCCAGCCCACCGCAGACGGGGCAGGCATATCGGAATTTCATCTGGCATGGGGCTACGCTCACGATCATCCTGCGGAGTGTGCGCAGGGATACGACAAAAAAGCGTTCGGCCACGTTCAATTCTGGCTCGAAAAGGTACGGCCACACGGCGCAGACGGGGCAGGGGGAGAGAGTGCGCGTATCAGAGCGGAGGCATTCGAGGAAGCAGCGAAGATTGCGGACGAGTGGGCAGCAGCCGAGAATGCCGAAATGGAAAAGCCTGACTTTCCAAAGCGCGAAGGCCCAATTTTCCTGCGAGGGTACGCCATTGCTGATGGTATCGCCGCCGCCATCCGAGCCCGTACAGTCGAGCCCAAGCCAGAGCGCGTCGAGCATTCCGCAACGGGAGAGGGGTGATGGGAGCAAACATCGCAACAATGGATGACGCGAGAGATCGCCAGCGCGAACGACTTCAACAGCTAGAAATCTCTGTTCAGCAATGGAAAGCAACGGGGCGTTGGTCCGGGCCAAAACTACTATATGACGACGTTGCCATGATGTTATCCGTTATCAAGCAACTCGACGAAGCGATGCTTTTTGCGACAATGGATTTCGCAAAATTGCGGAGCGGCTTGCCATGATATACCGCCACGCCACGCTCCACGGTCGAGCCCAAGCCAGAGCGCGCTGATACCGATACGATGACACAGAAGGAGAGTAGGTGATGGAAATTCACGGACTCGACAATGAGACGCAGGTGTTTTTCTACGAACAGGATTTCTATGTCCTATCGAATTTCTCAGCTTTCCGCATTCAGTGGCGCGGAAGGGATTTCGATACATCAGAGGCGGCATATCATTGGGAAAGGTTCGCTACCGGACAGGAAGGACAAAGCCCAGCCATCGGGGCGCAAGCGTGGCTCATTGCCGACAATATCCGCTTCGCCGCTTCCGCCCATGAGGCGTTCAAGCTTGCACAGGAAAACAAGAGCTTCCAGCGCCGTGATTGGGATACGGTGAAGATTGGCGTCATGCGCGACATCCTTCGTGCCAAAACCATTCAACACGAATATGTTAGGCGCAAGCTATTGGCGACGGGCGAGCGGACACTGATCGAAAATTCGTGGCGCGACAACTTCTGGGGTTGGGGTCCGTATCGTGAAGGCCAGAACATGCTCGGCAAGCTCTGGATGGAGATTCGCGCCGAACTGCTAGCGTCAACGACTATCCCCCCTGTCCGCTAACCGGATAACCATGGACAAGCCAGAGCGCGGGGAGGGTGTGTGATGGGCGAGCCAGACTACGCCGCCGAAATGAAATTGCCGCCCGGCAAGACGTGCGCGGATTGCCGTAACGGGCCAGCATGCGACAAGCTGTTCGGGGCGGTCAGGCGCGGGTTCACATCCTGCGATTGGTGGCCTAGACGATATGCGCCCCTCTCCGCGCCGGGCGGCGTGAGATGAGCAACGATTTTGACGACGCCGAGGACTGCGACCACGATGAATACGAGACCGACATTCTCACCGGCAGGGCGACGTGCGGCATGTGCGGACATCGCTGGTATCTGAAGGCGGTACAGCTTGCGAACGAGACAGAGCGTCAGCGCCAGTATGACGAAGAACAGCGATATTGGGAGCGCGTTGACGAAGGTCGTCAGCGGGCAAAGGACGGAGAGAGATGAACCATATTGGCGCGATCTCAGGCGGCAAGGACAGCGTTGCGATGGCTGTGTTGCTCAAAGAAACGCACCCTGAAATTGATTTTCAATGGGTCTGCACGCCGACCGGCAATGAGCCGCCGGAGTGGTTCTCTCACATGAAGGTCTTGCGGGACCGTATCGGCCCTATTCTGCCTCTGATGTACCCTGGCGGACTGGACGGGCTCATTCGCCAATGGAAGGCGCTTCCCAATTGGCGACAGCGTTGGTGCACGCGCGTCCTGAAGATTGAGCCGTTTGCCGCCTATCTGATGCAGCATTCGCCAGCAAAGTTCTATGTTGGCTTGCGCGCGGATGAACCGGCGCGCGAGGGCGGAGACTATCAGAATGTGCCAAACGTCGAGATGCTTTTCCCGCTCCGGGAAGCTGGAATGGGGCTGGCCGAAGTTCTGTCTTTCAACGCTCAACGCGGGATCATAATTCCGGCCCGGACGGATTGCATGTTGTGTTTTTTCCAGCGACTCATTCAGTGGTTTGAGCTTTGGAGGGACAATCTGCCCGCATACCTCGAAGGCGAGGCTTATGAGGAATTGACTGGCTTCACGTTTCGCTCGCCTCAACGGGACACATGGCCTGCATCGCTTCGGCTGTTGCGGGCCGAATTTGAGAAGGGCCGCGTTCCGCGAGAGACGCGCCGCGACCCAATGGCCGCGCTCCAATGTCGTGTTTGCCGCGCATAAAAATGTGGCCCTGCAGTCGCCCGCGAGGCCAAGTTACGCACACCGTTGGGGGTAGCGGGCGGTTAGGGGCCTGCGGGAGGCGTGGGCAGCGCAGCCTGGAGCTCGGTATTCGTGGAGTCGAGCTTGCCAGCCGTTGCCGTGAGGTCCGCTACAGCGTCCTGCATGGCCTGTTCGTCGCCCGAATTGATTGCAGCCTTCAAGGCGGCAATGTCGGCCACAATCTGGTCTGCTGAGGCTTGGAGGGCCTGTTGCTTCGCGTCTACGGCGGCAACAGCGGTGGCGAGATCGGTTGCGAGGGTCATAATGCACTCCTGTTGTCTGAGCAGCCTATCGAGCTTCTCGCCGATGCTGCGGAAGGGGTTTCGGAACATGGGGCACAATACTCCGCCCGTGTGACAATTCAACAGCGCCTCGCGAAGAGATTGCCACCGCCAAGGCTCAGATTGCCGAATCCACCGCCGAGCAGCAAATCTAGCAAAACGATCAGGAATATGACCGCGAAAATAACCCGCACGATCCACACGAATGGCGGCGGAATCGGGATCATCGTCAGAATCCACCACACCACAGAGGCGATGAGGCAAATCACCAGAAGCGTTATAAGCAAGCCTACCATTGTGGCCTCCAAAGCGACAGGGAGCCCGCACGAGGCGAGCCCCCGTCTGAGCGGTCTATTTGTTCGGGTAGTTCGGGTTTGGCCGTCCTTGGCCCGGATTTGGGTTCTGGACAGGCTGCGGATTGGGCTGTGGCTTCGGATCAGGCTTGGGGGTGTTTGTCATGGAAGTTCTCCGTGAGGCGGACTGCCTCTTTGAGAGAACGCGCATGGGGCGGGAAAGACGCTGCGGGAAGTATCGGCTTGACGTAACACGAAACTAGGGCTAGAATCGCCTCACAAATCGAGGTTCTGCCCGTGTCCAAGAAATTCCCCAAGCAATCGTTCGATATCCGCAACCCCATTTTCAATGATGAGGACAAGGCGCGGGAACATCTGGAAAGCGTCCTGTGGAAGGACGCCGGGGCTACGTGCCCGCGTTGTGGCCAGTTCGGGGGCCGGATCACAAAGCTTGCCGGGAAGAGCACCCGCCCGGGCGTTTACAACTGCAAAGATTGCCGCAAGCCCTTCAGCGTCACGGTCGGAACCGTCATGGAGCGCAGCCATATCCCGCTGACAAAATGGGTCATGGCCTCGCACCTGATGATGGCGAGCAAGAAAGGCATTAGCGCCCTTCAACTGCATCGGATGCTGGATATCAGTTACGAGGCGGCTTGGTTCCTCGCGCATCGTTTGCGGGAATGCCCGATTGCGAAGAAGCCGCGCCCTTTAGGCGGTAAGAACAAGGTCGTTGAAGGTGACGAAACGTATATCGGAGGCAAGGCGAAGAATAAGGCGTTTGGCCCGATCCCGAAAAAGTCTCCCGTGTTCGCCCTTGTCGAGCGTGACGGCGGACATGTCCGCTCCTTCCATGTTGCGAACGTGAACTCCAAGACGCTTCGCCCTATCATCGTGAAGCACGCAAGCCGCAAGTCGTACCTGATGACGGACGAAAGCACGGTTTATCCGTCAATCGGTGCGGAGTTCTCCGGTCACGGCACGGTCAATCATTCGGCGGACGAATATGTGCGCCTTGGCGGCTTCATGCATACCAACACGATTGAAAGCTATTTTGCGATCCTGAAGCGCGGCGTTTACGGCACGTTCCACAGCATCAGCGAGCAACATTTGCCACGTTATCTTGCCGAGTTCGATTTCCGATATAATGGCCGTCACATGACGGATGCAGCGCGCGCCGACGCCTTATTGGCGGGAGCGAAGGGCAAGCGCCTGCAATATCATCAGACTAACAAAACCGCGAACGCCTAAGCAGCACGCGAAAGCGTTCCTGCGCTGGCAGAAGAGGCAGAAGCCCACCGAATGACTCCGGTGGGCTTCGCCGTTATCCTAGGAATCGCCAAACGCCTAGGAGTTCCAAAACAATGCCAGCATTTGATCCAAAGCTAATTCCCCTCGGCCTTCCGTGGTGTCGGGAGGAAGATTACGACGCCTTCCTCGCTATCTGCGAAGACGCCAACGAACTGCCGCCGCTCTGGAAAGATTTTGTCCGCACATTTGAGCGCGCTGAGAATGACTTTAAGAGCGGCGGTAAGGCCGTCAGACGCATCTACATCAATCCGCGTACATTCCCGCAATGGTGCGCGAGCAAGGGTTATAGGATCAACGCCGAAGCCCGGCAGAAGTTCGCCGCTGACATCGCAATCAAGGAACAGCGAAATGCCGGGGGTGATTGGTAAGACGCTCAAAATTTGTTGCGCTACGTCCGCCGATGCGACGGATTTTATATCTGTGAAATGAGCGGTTGCGTGCGACAGCATTTCGTATATCCTCTTTCGAGGATAACGACGCGTCGCTGCATCGAATTCCAACGGGCTGAGGCTAGCACCTCGGCCCAATTTTTTTCATGCTACTCCACTGAACGCCGTTGCGGAAGCGGGTAGGTCATAGGTCGTTATTTCATGGCCTCAGGATGTTCCGATTGCCACTCATGTGACCAGTGCCGCGCGAGCATGAGTTGCACGTTGTTCAGATACTGGATGCATTCATCGCGATAATTTATCTCTGTTTTGTTATCGTCGGGTGGCGTCAGCGATCCGTTTGGCGCAGGACCATCCTTGGCTATTTCGCGCGCTTTCAATGCAGCGGCAATGTCATACCATTTGTATGCCTGCACATGGTCTATGGGGACGCGGACCCATGCGGGTTCATCGTACGATTCACCGAGCCACAGCGCGGCAATAGCGTCACCATGTTCCGCAAGATGTTCGAACGCCTTCCTGGCTTTGACGTAATTCCGGGAGTCATCATGCGACGCCCAGCACATCCCATCATCGGGCGCGCATGGATCCACGTTGTCGACAGGCTGGGTAGATAGCGGCGTTTGCGCGATTGCAGACGTGCCATTGAAAACAAGAATTGCCGCGACGATCATCCCGAATGCGCGCATCTTTCCCCCCTGTTTCGACCGCGCGAATCTGTGGATATCAGGCAACCGTTCGCGCCTTGCGACTCGCGCCCTTGGCCCGACTCGGTTTCCGCTTAGCCTTCGGGGCTGCCCGTGGCTTCGGCGGCGTTTTCAAAAGCTGGAAAAGCAGCGTGTCGCGGCGTTGCGCGATCTCTGCGGGAGTGAATTGATCGTCGGATTCTTTGGCCTTCATGGGGGGATTGTATCGTGACGGACGAGATTCTGCCAGAGCAGGAATGGGACAAGGCGTTTCGGCCATACGCGCTTGAAATCGGGTTTCTGCTTCGAGAATGGAATCAGCTTCAAGAGCGGCTTGGCTCTCTTTTCGCGTCATTGGTTTGCCATAGCAATCATGATTTGGGCCGCGCGATCTGGCACGCTATTCCGAACGATAGGTTTCAGCGGAATATGTTGCGCGAGTTGGCGTCCTTCATGTTCAACCCGGAACATTCAATCCACGAGGGCGGCGTAAAAAACCCAAACGCGAGCAAATTTGCGACTGCTTTGTGGGCCGATATTCTTTGGCTTGTGGATAGCGCCGACAAATTGGGGCCGCGTCGCGATGCAGCGGCACACTCGCCAGTTGCGTTTTTGGTTGGCGACCCCGGAGAGTTTGTCGCGAAAGACATTTTTGGCAATCCGTTGGCGAAGTCCTTAAAAAGGGCAAATCTCCTAAAAGAGTTCCGCGTTTATCGGGAGCGTGCCGCCGCGCTGCACAAGCACGCCGTGACTATCGCCCGCGTCGTCGATTTGTTTTGGAAAGGGACGCAACTGCAGCCATTGCCAGATAGACCCGCTTGGCCAGAGCGTCCGGGTCAAAAGAAGGATGCAAGTCAGAGCCGCCAAGCGGGGACCAAACGGCATCGCTCCCGGCGGCGATCATCTCGGGGGTGACTTCGATTTCTAGCGGTGACGGCCTGTCACCAGATTTAGTATTCGAATCGCTCATGCTACGTCAACCTGATACTTCCCGACGCTGCGGGCCAGCCGCCACCTCTGGCTGACGGAAGGGCGTTCTAGACCGCTCCACCGTTTGTCGCTACCCGACTTCGCCTGCGGGACTTTCATCTTCGAGGCAATCCGACGCCGTAGGCGACTTTCCTAACAGCCGATACTTGCGCCTTCGAAGCGATAACCCTCACGGTGCCGCATTACAGCGGCTTCGGCTACTTGCGGATCAAGGCCAGCGTTTCGTCCGTTGCCACCCGCGACAGTTTCCCTCGGTGTGATGGCTTCCAACGCCGCCGCAGCACGCAACTCTACCCCGCAGCCATGGCGGTGGCAAGTGTGATTATGGTCCATCCTGAGGCAGATACGGAACGGCGGACTAATCAGGAGGCGGCGCGAGCGTCTCTGTCGGGTCGATTTTTTTGATCTCGCGATTGAGCCTTCGGATATCGTCCACCGCTCCCGGATCGTCTATGTGCGCTCTGTGACGCTCCCAAGCGTGGTCGAGCTTCTCGTCCAGAACTTCCAGCGCAATCGAGTTCTGGAAGGCGTCCTCATGGTCGAGCCGCTGGAGAATTGATTGTCCTGCAGCGGTAGTCACCCACGGAGGGACAGAGCCTCCCATGATCCACACGAAGCCCGATAGCAGGCCACCAATCGCCATGACGGTGGCCGCTACCTCTCCGATACGTTTCAGAGCGGGAGGCATTTAGCAGCCTGCTGCACTTTGCACAGCGGTCAGCTTCGCAATCAGCGCGGCGTTCGCGGAATTGGCAGGGATCGAATTGATGATCGTTCCGAGTTCGGCGCACGAGAGATTTTCGCTTACGAGATCGCCCGGTGCTTTCTGGCCAGTTATGATTATAACGCTACCGCCATCGGGGGGGTGAGTGTGCTTGGTCATGGCTTTCTCCTGAGTTTGGCCGCATCGGCCTGTTCCGCCGCGCTAAGCGGCACTTTGATACCATCTTGGATGATCGTATCGCGAAGCTCGCTCGCGTCATATTGCGCCAGCTTTGCGTCGGTTTTGTATGCGCCAACTTCGTCGCTCAGTCCGTTCACTCTCGCTATCGAATAGGTAATCGATCCAACTGCCAGAAGGCACGCCATAGCCGAGAAAACCATGGACGCAATGAGCATGTTGAATAGACTCTTGGCGCTCTCAGGCGGCAAGACAAGCTGGACGTTGCTAATGGCCGATGCCCCTTCTGCGGTCATGCCCTTGTCGCTCACGGATGCCTCCCAAGCGTCACGTATAGCATGGCAATGGAGAAAATAGCAGCGACCAAGGAAAGAATAATCTTCGTGGACGTATCCCAGAAGCGAGTGCTTCCGCTAGACACAGCCGCTTTCACTTCATTGATCGCGATTATCATGCGGCCTTCAGTCTCGGAAATCTTCGTATTGAGCCGCCCTTCCATGGCGATCATGCCGGCAGAGTTGCGCACGTCATTGTCCCGGACGGTAGCCAGCCCTCCGGTAAGCCGCGCATCGTAGCCCTGCGTCCATGTATTGAGCTTGTCATCGAAGTAGGAACGCACGCCGTCGATCTTTTGCTCCAGACGGGCTATCCCTCCTCGGGCTTCATGGTCTATGGTTTCTTCGCTCATTCAGTGCCCCCTAGCGATCCAAAGCAGTAGCCCCGCTATCGCCACCCAAGGTAATGCCGTGAGCCAGTTGAACGTATCCCGCACCCCGCCGCCGTGCCCCTCGGAACGGTCAAGCCGCGAATTCGTCTCCGCAATCTTCTCGGTCAGGGCTCGGATCAATGCTTCGGTTTCCGTGCGCGGCATCATCCTGGAAGCCGCGTCGCTGAGACTGGATCGAAACTCGTTAACGCCGTCGAACCGCTTGTCGTTCGCGCTCTCAGACTTGGCGACGGCACGATCTGCGGAAGCAAGAGCGGCGGCAATCGCTTCCTTCTGAGCCTGAAAGGCCGTTTCGATGGCGTCCTTGTCGGCTGAGCGGAGATCGGAATAAAGTCGGTCGCGTTCGTCGATCTTGGCATTGAGCGCGTTAAGCCGCTCATCGACGTGATGAAATAGCGTGGCAAACGTCCAATCTGTGGCCGTCTTATCCACGTCACACCGCCCGCCCATATCTTTTCTGCCAAGCCAGCGACATGCGAATCAGCCTCTCCCGCCTCGGATAGAGAAGCTCACCGTTCGGCTTTCGCGGCACCTTGCGCTGAGCGTCGTCGCCTTCGAGATCGTACAAAAATCGTCTGAGGCTACGAAAATATTCGGAGTCATGGGCCATTTCATGATTTCGCCGCCCGCTTTTCCATCAGAAGAATCTGGCTGGCCAGTTGCTCAGCAACATCTCTGGGGATGAACTTGTGGGGCCGTCTGCGTATCGCCGCCGTTTCCCGAGGCGCGCTGAATACTCGAAATTGCACCCTTCCACGAACGATACGAAAGTCCATCTTGTGAACGAGCCCGCACGAGCAACACGCTAGTTTGTATCCTTTATGGATAGGGCGTACCCATTCCCCTGCCTCTGGCTCGTCATAGGCTTTGTGAGATTTTCGAGCGGTCACGGTTTGGCCCCACATGCGGCGCGGTTGCTGTCCCTCAATGCGATCGAATCAGGAATGAACCGGCTCGCCGTCAGACTGTTGGGGTCGAGAGCGCGCCATTCCTTCGCTAGGGCGGTCTGTGCGGCTTGGGAGTAGGTCGCCATTGGCAGGCATACCGTTTGAACCGGAGGCACTGGCGGGCTTGTAGAGCAGGCTGTGAGGGCGCATAGTGCGAGGGCTGCGGCGGTGCTGAAGGAAGCACGGAAATGGTCGCCGTCCGTTGGGGAACGTATGTACCGCCTTGCTGGCGGAGACCCAGTACCCAATTCACCCCCAAAAGGGACAGCCGGTTTCGAGCCCGGCCCGCAGCAAATTTCCTCACAGCGTCCCATCTTCCGCCCTCCTCTCCGCCTCAGTAATGCTATGGGGAGCGTCTACTTCGGCTTGTGCGACACGCGATTCGGTCTTTGCAGATGCTACGCTCATGTCACGCTCGGCTTCGGCACGGCCTTGATCCACCCCGACTTGCTGCTTCGCCCCGACATAGCCGCTGAATATCGCCTTGATCGCAGCCCATATGTAGGAGAGCCATGACACGTCACGCGACCTTTGCGGTTTGTTCGGTTAAGACCGGAAGCGACGCATAGAATTTGCACCGCCCTTGTTCCGTAAGGCCGTAAATAACGAACGATTCCGTGCTGCGAAACGGTTGCTTTCCAATTTCCTTTACATCGCCATCGGCGACGGCCTCATGTACTGCGTGCATAGAGCAAAGCCAGACAGGAATATGCGTCCCCTTTCCAGGATGCTCTCGCTCGCAATGTTCGATCCATCCGAGAAGTTGTGTGCGGGTTGTTGCCATCACTTCCTCGCCTTCTTACGCTTGGCGCGGGGCTTGGGTTTGGAGACGGGCTTCTTCTTAGCCTTGCGCGGACGCTTGACGTTGAGCGATTTGTAAACGTCAGTAACGGGCTCTGAGACTTCAACGTGCGCAGTCAGGCTGCTTTCAAGCGCCTTAATATGCGCCTCTGATTCCGCGTGCCTCTGCTGATGCTCGAGCGCCGCCGCCTTGTGCAGCTTATCCGCAATGTCCGCCGCATCGCCTTCGCCGTATCCGGCCAGCATCGCCAAATGTTTGCAAACGTCGATCAGTGTGCGCATGGGCTTACCTCTTGGTCGAAGTGTCTTTCGCCGTCGTGACATTCAGGTCCAGCGTTGCCGGCGGCGTCGGTGCCGGGACAAGCCGCGCCGTCACCATGCGGGTAACAGCGGCTTTGCCGTCTTCGGTAGCCGGGTCAAAGCCGAGCGTCTTGAGCTGTTGCGGCACCTGTTTGATCGCGTAGTCGACCGCGCCGGCGATGGGGTCAATGCCCTGCTGCTGAGAATAGGAAAAGCCCTTCTGGATCGCGTTGTCGACCTGCGGAGCCGCAGCGACCTGCGTTGCCTGCCTGGTTTGCGCCGCATGTGCTCTCAACCATTGGATGCAATAGAATCCAGCGATGGGGATTGCCGCCGTTGCCACGGTTGTGAACGTGGTAATCGCCAGATTGGCGACGCCAGCGAGAGGCGAAAGATCGATTCCGGTCATTCACATTCTCCTTAAGGGTTCCGGGCCGTACGCATTTAAAACCCGAGGGCACTACGCACGGCCCGGCACGTCGCGATCGGCAGGGGTGGACCGTCGCGATAGGGTTTATTTCGGTGCCGGACCGGGCGCGCCGCCGGCAATGCCCATGAGCTTGTTATAGGCGAGCTGGGTCACGGTCTGCACGTCGTTCCATGCGACAGGGCCGAGTTGCGCCTCGAGCTGCTGTCCGACGCTCGTCGCGGCATTACCGAACTTTTCCGTGCCTGCAATGATCCCAGGCACCTGCGCCGCGACCGCCTGAATGGCGAGCGGAAGCCCGACGCTCAGAATGTCCTTGAAGTCCGCATAGGCGACCTGCGCGACCTCGACCGCATCGGTCTTGATCTCGTCCCATACCTTGACGGCCAGCGCGTCGGCGTCGGCCCAAACCTGGCTGAAGAAGTCCGGCGTAACGACTGCCGGGGGTGATGTTCCTGCTTGTGACATGGTGAAAGCCTTTCCGGGTTCGCGCGGCAAGATCGCCGCACGTGGCGCACGTTCGAATCCTGGGCGAAGGGCAGTCTCCGGAAAGGGATTCTTGCTCGATGGCCGGATTGCGAACGTGCCCCAGATGGGGCGGCCAGCGAGCCCCGCTTTGCCGAGCCATCTTCTACCGACTGGAGAAGCGCGCGCCGACCCGCTAGCCGGGATCCAATATCATATATTTGCCGCTCGCAGTGCCTTTTTTGTCCATGCACAGCGTCAACACTTTCCGTTGAGCGTCGTTCAACAGCCCGAGCTCGCGCATGAACTCTGCCCCGCCTCCGCCCGCCGCCCCGGCCACGGGCACGAGCGGATTGATCGCAACGCCGCCGAGATTGCCGAGCCCGCCCTGCAGCCCCGCGTTTCCGATGCTCGATACGGAGAACCCCGGCTGATAGCCTGTCGCGTATCCCCTGCAGGTGGCAAGGTCGGCATTGAACGCCGCCTGGTCCTTGATCTCTGGCTGGGGCGCGTAGGGGACTACAGTGGAGATGTTGGCGCATGCGGAGAGAGTGAGGGCGGCGAAAATTGCGGGCGCGCGCGTCATTTGCACACTTCCCATTCGCCGTGACGCAAGAAGCCGTGCCACGATGCACGACCATCGCCGACACGAATCGAAGGCGTGACGGCACCGGTACAGGCTGTGAGCGCCAGGCATAGGGCGGCAAATGTGCGTTTCATGTGCTCTGTCCGTCTGCAAGCAATTCCATCGCCCGCGCCTTCAGGATAGATCGATCCGAGAGGCCGTTCGACCCGCCGTTGATCAGGAACGTCACGCGCGGGCAGTTGTCGGCGTCGGCCGCCTCGTTGCACTTGCGCGAATTCCAGTAGGCGATTGCCGTCTTGACCGCGCCCGCCGGCGTGGCGACGGAATCGGGGTCGTCCTCCACGCCTTGCGCGCGATAGTTGTCGCGGAAAGTTGTCATCAGAATGCCGCGCCCGCGGAACCGATACCCGTCTCCGCTCGCCTCATTGCCGTTCCCGAACCGGTTGGCATAGATGGCGCTTCCGAACGCCTTTGGATCATGGGCCAGCACATTCGCGCGCCGTGCCACGTCGGGATGAGTCTTGCCGTAGAGTTCGACGATGTGCGCAGCCGAATAATTGAGGTTCTCGTCAAGTCGCGAAAAGTAGCCGCTCTCGTAAGCCGCTTGCGCCAGAAAGTGAGCCTTGCGGAGCAGCGTGTCGATCCCGGCTGGCGCGAGCTGCGCTTCAAGTTCCGGCGCGAGATCGGCGAGCAGATGGATGTCGCCGCCCTTGACCAAGACGGAGAGAATGCCGGGTGTGATAGGCTTCAACATTGTGACCATCATAGCGCTCCCATCGCAGCCATGATTGCAAGCGCCCACATTCCAGCGCCGCCAATAACGCACGGCACAATCCACCATCCCCTCATGTCTCTCTGCGCTCCTTACTGGACCGCATCATCAGGTCCCCTGCGTGATGACATAATACGTTCGCGTCGAGCCGATTTGATTTTCGATGTAATATCCCGCTCCAGAAGATCCGGCCGCATCATAATAGACGTTTGTCGTACTCGCGTTACCTTTTGTCACAGAGCACCCGCCGTCGGTGCCCGCATCATACTCTTTGATTGTTGCGTTTGACGGACCACGAAGAAAGAATTTACAGAACGCCCCGTTGACGTCGTAGATAACAAATTCTCCAAGAGGAACGAGACTTCCATACGCGCCAAGCGAAGCGTTGCTCGCCGTTGCCAACGTGATCGGAGAAAGTGCCGAGTCCACGAATATCGTTGACGCCCTGCGAGCGCCTTGCGGAACTGCAGCACTCGCATTCGTGCCGGCGATAACCAATGACCAAGGATTGCTAGTGGTGCCCAACGCGCCAGTATTGGGCGTATTAGGAATCAAGGAGTTGGCGATCTGGATGGGGTCGAAGTTGAAATTCGAAGGCAAACTGTCGAGATCGTATATCTCGTCCGCCGCTCCTCCAGTCCCATCTCCGTTCGCCAGAGATTGATTGCCATACGCCGTCAAAACGCTTCCGATGGAGGTTGTCATCAACGCCACAATGCCTGCTTGCCCGGCAGTCAAGGATGTGTTGTTCAACTCCGCCGTGTTGGAGGCAACGGAAACATAGTTGGAGTTCGCCAATTCAATCCCAGATTGCGGGTTGTCCATCGCAACGTTGCCCTGCAGTGTCACATACTCGGCGTTGTTTATAAAGTACCCGAGTCCAGCAGCGGCGCTTTCAACATTCCCAACAATTGAGACTCGATTGTTCAAACTATAAGGTGTGCTGATGTTCATGGTCGAGCCGCCCGAGTTCGTCGCTGTGGCGGCCTTTGAAATCCTTACGTCATGAGCGTCGATGATCGCCGCTATGACTGCGGTTAGCGTTCCCGGCCCGGCTGCGCAGCCGGTGAACGTGCCACCCTGTCCCACCATCCATGAGGCAAATGGGACGGTTGGCGAAGCGATCGTTGTCGATCCGCTGGTGCACGTAACGTCGGTCGCATTCACATACTTGCTGACTGGGCCGTTGATCACGGAATACACTGCCGCAGAAGGCGCCAGCGTTCCGGCGGACTGCAAGGAATTCCCGACCACAGTGACATTCGAATTTGTTGCCGGCCACGTCAGCGTGACGCCTGTCTGAGAGTTGGCACACGGCGTAAAAACGCTGATCGATGTTGGGCTATTGAAGGCGGTGACCCATGTCACTTCTGTGCCGCCATTGGCCTGACAGCCAGACGCCGCAATTCCCTTCCCCTTCATTCCGGGAAAGAAGTTTGCCGTCGCGGACGTGATGGCGGTCGAGTTTGCAGTAGTCACACCATCGGCGACAGACGACCCCGTGCCGCTTCCGTCGACTGAAATTCCGGAGCGCGTAGTTCCAATGATGACGTTGTGGCCAACGGTGACGCCTGAGCACTCGCCGACCTCGATGCCGTAGCCTATTGTTGAAGTCACATAATTGTTGATGACGTTGCCATTGGCGCAATTATCGAGGCTGATGCCGTGGCTGCTGGGACCCGTTTCATTTACGAGGTCTCCGCTTACCTGATTGCCGTCGATAAGACAGTCCGTCGCGTAGCGGCCGCAAACGAGGCCAACGGAATTCGCTACCAGCTCACCCCAGTTGAAAACCTGATTGTGCGAATAGCTGACGTGATCGACATATCCTTGCGTTATGACGCCGTGGTATCCGCAGTCATGAAGATAGGAGCTTCGCACCGCGATGCGCGAGTCTCGCACGGCAGAACTGGGGCCAAGAATGAGCGCGCATGCGCCAGCCGGAGATTTGACCTCGACGCGATCAATGGCGATATCGGAAAGACCGGACCCGGAGGCCGGACCATAGATGGCGTTGTTGTTTGTGCTAGAGAAAGTCGAGCGGTTGCCATCTAGTGTAAGATCGCTGATCGTGACGTGACTGGCTGACGCCAGAGTCAGCATTCCAGCAGCGCCGCCACTGCCGATGTTCGATCCTAGTTTAAGGACAGAACTCCCCATCCCGCCGCCACGAAGATACGTCCCAGAGGGCAAATTGAGAGAACTGACGACGCATGTACGCTTGGCTGGAACTTCCACCACTCCAGGACCGGCCGCATCAATGTAAGCCTGAAAGGCAGCAGTGTCGTTCGCATCTGCGTCGCATTTAGCGCCATAATAAAAAGCATCCTTAAGTACCGGACAGGGGGCGCCAGAGTTGGATAGGTACCCCGCGCCCATCGTAGGGTCGGTCTGAATGCAATTTCCAGGCGTCGTCGGATAAAGGATTGTTGCCGGACCCTGCCCTTGCGCGAGCGCCACATCGGAGACGTGTCCAACGAGAAGAGCATAAAGAGCCGCTAGGAAGAGAATCACCGGACGACGCATCAGAAGATAGCTCCGATCAGCATGTTGGGAGTCGGCTGAGATTTCCGACCTTTTGAACGGTCTGGAGGCAAGGCGAGATCGCGCCGCCGAACACCGCTCCGTATGGAAACAGGTAGTAGCCCGCGAAGGTCGGAGTGGCCGCGACGATGTTGGCGCTGCATTGATCCGGCGCCAGCCCAGGGAGCGTCATGCGGTCGAACTGCGACAACGGAACCGCGTCCCGGTTCAGCGTCATGAACAGCAGACTGTAACGCGCCTTATCGGGAACGCTGAGCGAGCAGCCTTGTGCTGCGTCTTCCTGCAGGAACGTCGTCGCGTTCGGCGGCGCTACCATGTGCGTCGAGAGGAAGATCGCGGCGCCGGCGGCAAGCACCGGCTGCGGCACGATCAGCGCAAGCGCAAGGACAATCGAGCGGGGCCGCATCATGGTATCGAAATCGCTCCGTTGGTCGGCTGCAGCGGCATTCCGCGTGTGTCCGGGTAAAGCGTGCCGGCCCAAGCGAAATTGTCGTATATCACGTCAGGCGTGCCGTTCACAGAGACGCCCGCAGCCCCAGCAGTACCGTTCGCAGATGGGCATGGAGTAGCCGTGACGGTGCAGGTGTTCGCATCAGGGATGGTGTTGATCGTGTAGCTTCCGGGTACGAAATTCGTTCCCGCGCTGATGACAATCGTTCCCCCGGCCATGACGGAATTGAAGATGCCGAGATTGCTCGCGTCCGTGATCGTCAGGGAATTGTGCGTGCAGCTCAGATTGGTCCATTGCCCGTAGACGATAGCGTCAGGATTCGCGCCATTCTGGTACGAGACCGTTGCCGTTTGGCCTGCGCCGCGAGGCGAAGCGGTCGTTAGCGTGATCTGACTTGCACCCGTGATCTGCGCATTCGTGACTGCGACAGGCGACCCATTGATGACGACCACGAAGCCCTGAAGGTTGGCTCCTGTGTTGCTGCCATTGGCGTCGAGAAGCTGCGTTCCTTGGTCCTGTGTGACCGTAACGATTATCGTGCTTGAGCCAGTGGACATACTGGCGCTGGTGATGGCCGGCCCAGCCGCGCCATAAGCCTGCGCTCCGAGTGCCTGCAACAACGCCTGCGTGTATCGCTTGCCCATAGAAACGCGGTCTGAATAGCACCAATGCACATAGTCACCGACGCTAACCGGATCAAAAGGATTGTGGGTCGCATCCTGTACGGAGCCTCCATAAATCGACCCTGCTCCAACATTGCTTGAAATCCACGTCTGCTGCGCTTCCCGAACCGAGTCATACCCGGAATTGCTGCCTGGCGTATAACCGTTAGGCCCAATGACCTGAGTTCCGATCGGCACGACGCAGAATTTGAATTGGTTTCCGCTTCGGCCATTGACAGACTGAATCTGTCCGAACAGCGCCGCGAGTTGCGTGCCATAGACCACGCTTCCGACATCGTTCTCGCCCTGCTGCCACACCGCAGCTTCAAAATCTGTAGAATACAGAAGCGTCGTGCTGTTCAGCCCCGCGAGATCGCCGGATGATGTTCCGCCGCCGTTCCCGCCAATTGCATTCGCTACCCAGATATTGCGAGAGTCGTTGTTTGCATATCCCCCATTCGCAGCTAGAAGCCACTGTTTGATCGCCGTTCCGCTTGCTTCAAAAACCAGAACTCCCGTCACGCAATTCAGGGAATTTGCAATCTCGTTTGAGAGCCGGATTACATTATCGTTGGCAACACCGTCCGCCCCCGCCCACGACGGCGCACCGGGGAACTGATAAACATGGACGGCGTGCCAGCCACTGTGATCGAAAACCCTTGTGCGGCTGTCTTGATTTGTATTCAGCAAAGACGGTCCAAGCTCTATCAGTTTGTCGATATTGCTTTGTCCTGAGAGCATGACGTTGACACCAACGCCCCAGAAATTCACCTGCAGGTTTGAGAGAACGGAATTGTTATAGTGGTCCCTGATCTGCGCCACGACCCAATCGTTGCAGAGCGGGACATTGATGACCGCAGTCCATGTGCCGCCACTCGCACTCAAGGAGCTCATTGTTGCCCAGTTTTGAAATGTCGCTCCCGGCGTCGCTACCTGACACGCTGCGGCATATGTCAGCTTGCAATCGAGAGACGATGGCGAGTTTCCAGTGTACGTTCCTGAAAGCGTGACCGATCTGCTATTCGACCCAACTGCGCGATTTATGACAGTGCCTGGGTAGGCGATTGTCGCATGAACGCCAGTGCCATTTCCCGGAGCGGTCGCGAGCGTGATGTGATTCGAGTTAACAAAAGCGGCGACAATATACGCCACCCCTGCAATCGTGAACGGCAGGCCATTCATGTTGGCGAGGAACTGATTTGTGTTGCCAGCATCGGTAACGGCCGTGCCGCTGATCGTCAGGTTCGTCCATGAGTAGAAGGTTTGGAAATAACCGATATTGAATTCGGTGACGGTGAGGGCAGATGCGGATTGCTGGACTATGCCGCCGGAAAAAAGCGCCGCATTAGCTGGGGCACTTAAGCCAAAAACAGCGGTTGATGCCAGCATAAAACGCCGAGACATCACCTAGCCGGCTCCCATCGTAGTCATTTGATGCTTCGTTGCAGGAGGTGCGCCTGACTTTAGCTCCCAGCATCCGATATCCCATGCCGAGCCCTGCGGCCTGCTGGTCCCTACAATATCGATTGCTGCCGGAATTTGTGTTGTTGCTGTCGCGCCATTGTCCACCAAAGCGGAGCCGGATGACGCAGGTATCCAATTCGATGCAGAGTTGTTGAACTGCGCCGAGTAGGTCAGCGACGCTTGATTGGCGGAGCCGAAGCTGATTGCAAGGTCCGAGGCGTTGTTGTTGCCGGAAAATACTGCGGCGGCGCTCTGGAACGAGGTGAACCCAAACCAGCAATTATTGATCGCCGTTACGGTCAGCCCACCATTTGCCGTCTTGAACGCGGCCTGCGTGTTTCCCACGGATGCGGGGCAAACTATGGTGTTGTTGCACAGAATTAGCGTGCCTGGGGTACTCGTCTGCATTCCGCTCTTATTCGATAGAGCGAGGATGAAATTATTGATCACCGTTCCAGATGACATCTCAAAAGGAGGGTCTGCCGTAGTCCCAGGCCCGGTATTTTGCATGACATTTGAATCTATGATGCAATGCGTCTGCGCTGTGCTGAAAAATCTCACGGCGAAGAAAGACGAATTTCCTCCGCTGCCAGTATTAGCGCAGTACCATTGAATATATTGGATAGTGACGTAATCAGTTGAAGCATTCGAAATGATCGACGTATACCCAGTCGTGGTACGAACCCCGACACCATTTGTCTGATTGTACCCTGGAAGACCGTTCGTCTGCGCGTTTACGTTATCCTTGAAGCCCTGACCGGCAGCAGTTTGAAGCGTGTAAAAATCAGAAGCATTTGTCGCTGCAGAAATTGTGATCGTGCTGGTGACCAGAAATTCACTGTCATTGTAACACTGACCGATCCAGCCGCCTGTCGTGAAGGCGCTGTTCCACGCAGCGATGGTCGAGTAATTTCGTGAGGTTGTCCCGATTGAGCTGGTAGTGCTCATCCGAACACTCCCGGGATAGCACCGACCGCCCAAGGCAGCGTGGGCCGTCTTCGGATCAGTCCCTTGAATTCCGTTTCGCTCATATCGCTGACGAAGATTGGTTCAGAGCGAGAATCATCATCAAGAAATTTACGGAGTGCACCGTTTGTTGCTTCAATGTCGAAATAGTATCCCCGGCTCTGAAGGTGTGTTTCAGGCTGCTTCTCATGCGTCCGCTGCTCGGGATGCTCCAGGATCGTTGCCGTGCTGCGCCTGACATTCGTAAGTCGGACAATGCGCCAGAACGGATGATTGCCATGAATGTGCGTGTGAATTGGTCGCTCCTCCCGAGCAACTTCAACATGATCGACGCTGCGAACGACGAGGAATCCGTCTTCATTCACCTTATCAGGATGAATGCGGCGAACCGTTTCCAATTCGCTGTCGGCGATCTTGAAATGCCTTTCACGCGGAACAGGTGTCGTCTCGACATGCTCGTAGGTCGGACCGCCGCGCTCGCAATCGCCCCACGTCCAACCGATGGGAGCGACAAAGCATACATCTCCCCTGCGGTCGGTTTTGCTGTCGTGCGCCACGTCGCCTATGTCTTTTCGGTTATCCTTGACGCGCAACAGAATTTCGCAGCCGGCCTTAGCCGATATGCTGATGTTTCCTCGCGCGATCTGCGGAGCGAGAGACAGCGCGGCACCAGTCAGAAGAGCCTCGCGCCTGTTCATTGCACCGCCGCCATATTGCCTTGGTATTCTTCGACAACGTAACCGTTCTCGTCCCGATGGACGTACCAGCATTCGAGATATGTGTTGTCTTCGAGGGCCGTGATGCTATGGACAACCCCGGCCTTGATCCAGATTTTCGGGTGATGCCCTACAGAGGACCGAAACAATTCCGTTTTTCCGTCAGCCTCCACACGCACCGCGCCGCTGAACAGGATTGTCACATGATCGAAATTATGATCATGGCCTCCCGTTGTATCGCCCTCTTTCATCACGCCTCCAAGCGTCCGGTAGGCAAAGGGGCCGAAATTTACAATGCTCATGGATCAGAACTGCGAATAGTAGACGACGGCCTGCACCGCAACGCCCGCACTCGTTTTGATGCAAAGCTCGTTGCTCGCGATGGCATTCAGTCCACGATAATATGGCGACTGATCACTGATACCCGTCTGGGCGGTGAGCTGATAAGCCGGCGTGATTTTGTTGTTACCTGTCGCACAAGCCGTACCTGTTCCATAGTCGAGTTCGACGTTTGCCGTCCCTGCTGCGAATATCGTGTAGCCGCAGATGTAGACAACCTTGCCGGACGAGAGAGCAACAAGTTGCGTTGCTCCGTTTGTAGACGCGTCGTAGATCACGGAGTTCTGGCACGAGACCAACCCGGTTAGATTGCCGCCTATGTTCGCACCTTGATAGACGGCATTGGCAGGTGGTGCCGACCCTGTTGCTCCAATGCCTCCGGCGACAAGGGGGGATGTCGGGGAAGACCCTGCGATTGTTGCCGTATCTGTCCCGACCGCAACACGAGGCGACCCCGTTCCGACAGCGCCGGTGCCCGCCAAAACAGTCGTGCCGTTGATCGACGCCAAATCCTGCGCCTGAGTGCCATTCGTTCGGCACCAAGGGATGTTGGTCTGCGCAGTCGTGTCGGTCGGAGCCGATGTCAGTGTGCGGCAACCCGTGGGCGAAACGGTCTGACCTGATGTGGTCGAACCCTGTGCAACGCCGCTCGTGACCGGAACCGCTACGCCCGACGAATTGCCTTGAATGGTGAATGCTTGGGTCTGTGGCGTCCCGGGGGCACTCTGAGCCTGAGTGAGATGCGCGTCAGTGGCGAGCGCCGACGTGTTGAGGTTGGTGCCGGCGTTGGCTGTGACTGAGCCGCCCGTCGCCTGCATCGGCGTTCCGAGGGTCGTATTGATCGTCGTGAGCCGCTGTGCCTGACGCTGGGCAAGCTGATTAAGTGAGCATGATGCGGTGTCCGTCGTGCACGCCGTGGCCCCAGGGGCGCCGAGGTTCGTGTTTGCCGTTGCGCCGGTCGTATCGAGTTCAAGCGCGGAAGTATTCAGATTTGTCCCAGCGTTCGCAGTAACAGATCCTCCCGAAGAAGGCATTGCGCCGGTCGGGAGCGGCAACGCCGCCGCCGTGATCGAAGCTTCACCCGAGGAATCGATCTTGAGATTCTGAACCACGCCGGTCTGCGCGGCATTCTGCGTGCCGCCAATCAGCACTGGCGGAGCCACGCCGGCGCTTCCCGATGCCGTTTGGCCCGCGACAGGCGTGTTGGCTTGACTAGCAGCCGTATCGAGATCCTTCATGATCTGGCCGGTCGTGCCGAGCAACGAAGCGCCGCCCGTCGGCTGCGAGACGCCCGTCGGAAGCGTTCCGCCGTCGATCGTGGACCAAGGCGGCGATCCCTGCGTTACCGTGCCGCCGCTGCCTCCTCCCCCTCCGCCGCCTGATCCCGCGGGCAACCCTGTGCCGCCGGACAAGACAACGACATTTGACGCGCTGCCGGTCTGGTCGATACAGGCGAGATCGACATTCGATCCTACGACATAGGCAAAGAATCCGCCCGGCGCGATCTGATCCTCATTGGCAACCGCCGTGACTGACCCGTTGCCGAGAACGCACGAAACCGCCGTGGTGCCACTGTTGTAGGCCACTACGGTGAGGCCGGCAGGAAGGGCAACGCGCGCGGACGACCCTGTTGCGGTCAGATTGGCGTAAGCGCCTCCAGGAGCAAATGAGCCGAGAGACGCTGAGAACGATCCCGTGACAGGAATCGATCCATCGGAATTGACCTTCAGCTTCTGCGTCGGGGTCGTCGGATCCTGGATCTGCACCGGCTGACCGACGCCGCCTTGCGCAAACGCAGGAAGCGGGCACAGAAGCGCCGCGGCAAATAGAAGTCGCTTCATAGTCATGCTCCGATCGAACCGAGGGCGAAGGTGTTGGATAGCGCGGCCGTCGAGCCAGACTGGTTGGTCACGCGGATCTGAATCGCCGAATACGGCACCCTGTCATTGACGTAGGTCCAGCCGAGGACGTTCGCGGTGAGCGCCTGTGCCGGTGCGGTGCCGAGCGAAAGTGTCCCGGCCGGGTCGGCATAGCGGGTGATCTGCATCGTCCCCGCCTGGTCGAGTTGCGCGGTGTAGAGAAACCCCGTGTATCCGCCTGATGGCATGATGCCGGAATCCCAATGCAAGCCCGCCCCCAGCGTCGCGGGAGGAGGCGACGGGAACGGTGGCGTGATCTGTCCGATGTTCGGCATGCGTCAAATTCCTTAGCTGACGAGCATTGCGGTGGTTTGAAGGCTCCAGTGCGCGTTGTCGAGCTGGAAGCCGTTGAAGCTCGAAGCGTCGAGCGCAAAGATGCCTGTAGACGCGACGTTCACGATTATGTTCGTGCCGTCCCACGCGACAGTGACGCCACGATAGTAGGTTGTGCCCACGCTACCTGTGGCGTCGATCTCGGCAATGAGATTGATGAATTGACCGACGGAGTAATTGCCCTGTGCGCTCGTGCACTTCGCTTTGACCCACACCATGGTCGGAACAGCGCCGAGACCGTGAGCGACAGAAAACCCGGCCCCGGCCGACCACGAGGCGTTCAGAGCGGAGGTCGAGAAGGCGAGGCCAAAACCACCGTCCTTGACCGAGCCTGCCGTGTCATTGAATTCCGCGATATGCCCGGCAGTCGTCGCGCCAACGACGGATGCAACACCTGTCTGTGTGTTATCAGACGCGCTCTTTGTCGCCGCAGTCGAGACCCATGGGGCCAGAAGCTGCCAATTTGTGCCGTCGTACTGGAAGCTGTATTGGTTTCCGACGATGATCTCGCCGCCATTCAGCGCCGCGATTCCGGAGCCGGTGCGCTTCCCTATGGTTTTTGGACCGGTAGAGTTCACGTTGAGCGTTGCGCTTCCGGTATTGGCGAACCCGGCCACGCAGGTGACCATTTGCCCGGCGACCAAACTCGCGAAGGTCGGCGTGGTCGCCAATGTCTGAACGTTTGCAGCCCCACCCGAAGTTCCGCCCCAGCAGTTCTGCGAAACGACGGAATTGTTCGGTGCCGCTGAAACGCTCGAAAGCGTGAAAGAGCCTGCCCCGACGATAACGTTGAACCAGCCATTCGCCGGCAGTTCACCGGAGCCAAGGGCGGAGCCGTCCGCGTGGAGGACGTTAAATACGCCGAAGCCATTGACGTTGAGTGTCGTCGCTCCGGTATTTGCCGCTGCTGATTTCTTGATGCGAAGCGACGTCCCGAGAAGATCGGCGAACGTCTGCGGCACGGGATCGAGCGTCAGAACCAGCGCGTTCGCCGTCCCGGTATCGGTTCCGGAATTTCCAGACTGAGACTGAAGCTGCAGCGGCTGGGTGAAGAGCTCGACCGAGCCTGCCGTTACGAGCGATAGCGCAAGGTCGCCGGCGCTCCATGCCAGTGCGGATGTGCCTTCCTGGGCGCGCACCATCGTGATCGTGTCGCCGCTGATGTTCGTGACATGCACGATTTCGTTGAGAAGCCCGGTCGCCGCATCGACAAACGTCAAAACGAAAAACTGTCCCGCAGCCGGCGTCGGGAACAGCGCGCCGGACCCCACCGCAAGGTTGGCCGTTGTCGCGACATTGGTGATCGAGCCTGCGAGCGTTGTCGTGGCATTGTTCGCGGCGAGCAGAGTGATTTGCGACATGATTTTCCTCAGATTCCGACGACAAATTTGAATTGGAATGGGGTTTCAAGCACGCCAGCATCCATCGCGGCTTTGAACACAGGCGCTAGCGGGATCGGGATAAGCGGCGAGAAGTGCGTCAGGCGGCCGTTGTAGCGCTGGGTATTGTACGCAAACCCGTTGTAGACCGCGCCGTTGATGAGCGAACCAAAGCCGCTCAGAATATTGATGTCCACCTGATTGTCGGTGCCGAACGTCACGCTGATGCGATACGTCTGATCCACCGGCGGATCGGTGCCGTTCACGCCGAACAGGAATCGCGCGACGCGCCGCTTCAGCCAGCGGATATCGAAGACCTTGCCGTCCCCTTTGTAGAGCGCCCACGTCATGCAGCGCTTGAAAACATCGTCGCTCGTGACGAACGGATGGACGTTCTTCGGTGCCTCGATGGCGTTATACGGAAGCGTATTGTAGGCGAACGTATTGTAGGGCCCGGCCTTTGCCGCGATGCCGAAAGGCAGTACCGGGCGCTTCATGCCGTAGAGGCCGAGCGCAACCCAATCTAGCAGCAGACCGACAATCAGCGGCCCGGTGTAGACCGGCAGATTGATCTGGATATCCCAATCCAGATATTGCTGCGCCAACGTGTTGTAGGCGTCCTTGAACGCCTGGATGTCGTCGTCGTCAGAAAATTGACTGTAAACATAGGACGGAAGGATCTTCTGCAGCATGGCTCAGAAGAGCGCCCACACGCGCTGCGTCACGAAATTCTCAAAGTCATAATCGGCGCCGGGCGCTAGCACGATCGAGGCTTGCGGCGTCGATCCCGAGACGGGAATGAACATCACGTCCGTATCGCCGGGGTCTGCCACGACTGTCAGCAGCGCAGTGCCAAAATTCTTGATCCGATACGGCGTGATCCCTGACGCAAGAACCGACATCGTGCACGTTGCATTCGTGTTGCCGAAATATCCGTATGTTCCGGAAGCCGACACGGTGAAGTTGCCGGTGTTTTCCACGACCGGAGGGTTGGCGTCCTGCTTGCTCGCAAATTCGGAATTCCACTGATCAGCGGAAGGAACGTAGCCTTTGATCCACCCGGGGCTCGATTGACCGTTCGACATCGCCTACCCCTGACTTATGACGATTTGCGAACCGTCGGACGCAGTTTGAAAAAACGATTCAGGGTCGCCCGCGATAATCCCCGTTCCAGCTTCCGGTGCCGTTCCCACGCCATTGATTGAGACGCTGAAGACAAGCCGCGTCAGGAGCTGCGGGTCGACGATATTTGCCACGGCTTGCTGAAACGTCGAGTTGAGCACGAAAAGGTTCATCGGCTGGCCGACGAGGATCGAATTCACATAGAGGGCAAGTGCCGGCGCCGCTGCGGCCGCGATCGCTGCGGGAGAGACGATGTTGGGCGAATCTGTGTTCCACGTCACGGCCATCGAAACAGTCTGAAGCGGCGGCAATACGAAGGGGATCGAATAGGTGTTGGGATAGTCGACGATCGATACTGCGGTGTTGCGCGGGTTCGGCGTGACGATCCCGCCGCTCACATATGCGCCAAACCCGGATGTATCGACGCCGGTCGTGAAGTTCTTCTCATCGACAACCGTCACGGTGAGAGGCAGGCCATTGATTCCCGTCATGCCGACGACGCCGTTCACCTCCACGATGTTGCCGTTCGAAAGCCCATGGTTCAAGACGGTCGTTACCTTCCCGCTTGCCGCCTGCGTGATGTTCGAAACGAAAAGTGTAGAACCTACAAGGGTGTTGATGTCGAACAAGGCAGTGAAAATCTCATAGGCGACGTCGTACGGGTCTCCCCCGCCCACGATGATTTCCCACCCAGCCGATGTCTGCAGCGGCGAAATGAGCCGCGGCTGAACGCCCGAGACATTGCTCAGAAGCGTCCGCAAATAGCTCGTCATGCCCTGCGAGGTCGCGAGGTTTGCGGTGAGCACCTGGGCGCGATAGTCCTCCTCGCTCTGTTCCCCGACGCCCGGCAGGCCGTCCGCGGGGTTTGTCACGCTGAGCGTGATGCTGCCCGGCACTGAGGTGACGATGGACGTCACGGTGCCGGCCGGAACAGCCCATGTGCCAGCCGCCGTCGCGAGGCAGAACAGCGGCAGCGATGAACCGGTCGAATTGACGATCCCACCATCCTGGACCGCGTATTGATGCGCGCCGTCCGAGACGACAAAGCCCTTGCCTATCACGAAGCCGACCGTGCCGGAGAAAACCACGTAGACGCTGGTATTTGATCCCAGCCCCTGCGGCACGCCCAGCATGTTTCCGAGGCTGATGAGAAGCTGAGGATTTGCCGTGTAGGGATCGAGCGAATTTATGAGGTCGATGCGCGCCTGGTCGCAAATCACGAGAGCGCCGACGTCCGTGCCCGCCACATCGTCAATCAGCGAGCCGGGGAGATTGGCCGTGTAGCCCGGGACAGCAGCAGCCACGAGAGCGATCAGCCGCTGGTAGAGCGTCGCAGGCGGCGTGGGTTGCGGCCCCGCAGCGGTGATGACGAGAGGGGGTAGATTGCTCATTGCGGGATCTGCCCCATGTCGG